GTTTAATGACAGTGGAAGAAAAGAACTTGACTGCCATGCCACCTGTGGGGATGTGACTAGCATGCATAGATCCAAATTGATTTCGTTGTTGTGAGATGAGAACAAGTAATGTGTTTTTGTTTGCATAATTTAACATCTTGACTGCGTGGGTCATATCTTTTGCTTCAGCGCCGATTTGCTTAGTGTCTTGCAAATCTTTCATTTCATTTCCGTCTTTTTCAAAATAGATAGCAGGAAGTAATGCTGATATTGAATCTACTACAATAATATCAACACCAGCTTCCATAAGTTTAGTTGCAACATCTACCATGTCGTTTACTGTTTTTGCTGAAGAATAAATAAGGGAAGAAGAATCTACTCCCAATTGCTCAGCCCATGATTGATCATAAGATGCTTCTGCATCAATCCAAGCACATGTTTTGCCATTTTTTTGAGCCATTGCAATCATTTGTAAACAGAATGATGATTTACCTGCAGACTTATTTCCCCATACCAAAACCTGTCTTCCGAATCCTAAACCACCTTTTAGGGCCACATTTAATCCAATGCTTGGGGTTGCTTGCTTTTCTACTTTTATATCTTGAGCAGATTGAACTCTTGCTCTTGTTTTTGGATCTAATTTAGCTAATATTCCATCTAATAAGTCTGTCATTTTACTCTTTCTCTATTTGCCTAGTATATCATTATTGTTAATTTTTATCTACTATCTTAAAACTAAAAGATTTTAAATCTTCATCATAATTTACAGATAGATCATGGTCTTGATTATTTGAGTTTACAAATTCATCTAATGGTATTAACATCTCACCCTTAGATTTTAATATAGCCACAAGAATACGTGTAGCATTCATAGTTTCAAATATATCTGACGCTTCCGTCATTTTATCTCCTTTATATTTAATGTTCCGTCATCTAATTTAGCTAACGTTACCTTGCATTTCATTCCTTCTCTTAATTTTGCTAAAGCCATTTTATACATTGCTGGAAAAGCAATAGCTCTAGTTAATTCTTTATCTCTATTTGTAAAAACTATATGAGCCATCATTTTCCCAGCTTTTGTTTTATATGGAGTGTGGTTTAATACTAATAATTCATCATCCTCTAAATCATATTCTTTTCTGTAAAGATAATCAACAAACAGATCTGATCCTTTAGGATCAATGTCGCCAACCTTGATATACCTAGCAATACGATTGTCTCCAACTAAAATAAAATACATCTGATTAGTTTCAATTTGAGTCTGCTCATTATGAAATAGTCCGATTGATCCAGTTTCATCTACTAACTCAACTCTTGCCCAACCAGTTCCACGTTTAATGCTTTTAACCATTCCAAACATAACAAATGAACCCAGGTCATCAAATTCTTGAATTGGTCTTGCCTGTGATTTAATTCTTGGAGGCAGATCTAAATTAAAAGTAGGAATTCCTAAGTATTCGTAATAGTTTTCTTTTTCTTTTCCTGTCCTAGGATTATCTTGGAAGGCAGCGCCACCAATGTTATTAAGAGCAGAAACAGCTCTGCTATTAATGCCACTACCTTTGGCAGAGGCTTTTTGAACGAAATCGGCATACGATTCATATGGTCTCTTTTCTATTATTTTATTTGCAATGCTATCTGATATAAATTTAATTTCTGTTAATCCAAACTGAATTGCATTTTCTTTAATAGCAAAATCTAATTCGGATTCATTGATATGGGGCAGTAATATTTTAAGACCTAGACGTTTTGCCTCAATTAAATATTCTGTTCTGGCGTCTTTGTCGTTTTCATTTTTAAGAATCGAGAACATGAATTCCAGCGGGTAATAAGTTTTGAGCCAAGCAGTATAATAAGAAAGCATAGAGTAAGCAACAGCGTGGGAACGATTGAACGAATACCCAGCATGTGCTTCAAAGTCGTGCCATAACGCTTCTGCTTTTTTCTTAGAAATGTGCTCTGAAGCCCCAATAATAAACTTATCCTTGAACTGGTCGAATTCTTTTGCATCCTTTTTCTTTCCAATAATTTTACGAACTTTGTCAGCTTCTGACCAAGTCATGCCGCCTAAATGCACACATGCTTGCATAACTTGCTCTTGGTATATGATAACACCATATGTATTTTCTGTAAAAGGCTTCATTATAGTATGACTATAATCAACTGCTTCTCTACCCTGTTTTCTATTAATATAAGCAGCACCAACAGTATTCATAGCACCTGGACGAACAAGGGCGTTTGATGCGACTAGATCTTCAAATTTATCTATACCCATTTTCATTAATAAATTAGTATATGGAGTAGCTTCCGCCTGAAATACACCCTTAGTGTATCCTTCATTCAACATCTGATAAACCTTTACGTCATCCAAAGGCATAGAAGAAAGATTAATATCTTTTGCGTATTTTTTCTTAATTGAAGATAATGTATCAGAAATAACAGATAAAGTTTTTAATCCTAAAGCGTCTAATTTAATCAAACCAATATCTGCAACTGTATCCATATCGTATGCCACAACTGGTATGCGACCAGAAACTTTATCTTGTGCATCCTCTCTAGATTCAATCGGAGCATATTTTCTAATGTCGTCTTTAGCTACAACTACTCCAGCAGCATGAACTCCAACGCTTCTAATTTTTCCACGTAATCTTTCTGCTAACCAAGTAACTTCTGGATATTTCATTCTAAATTCTTTTGTATTTGGAGATTCAATAAAATCTTCAAAAGTATCAACTGATTTTAATGCACGATTAACGTCTTGCAATGGCACCATAAATACACGAGCAGCATCTCTAATTACACCTTTATCTTTAAAATAAGTATATGTTGAAATAGAAGCAACGTGTTTAAATTTTTTCTTTAGGTAGTCCTTTACTTCTTTACGACGTCGATCTTCAAAGTCGGTATCAATATCTGGAAAGTCATTACGCTCTGGATTAATAAATCTAAAAAATAGTAAGTCGTATTTGATTGGGTCTACATCAGTAATTCCCAATGAATAACAGACTAAAGATCCAGCTGCCGAACCACGGCCTGGGCCGACTTTAATATTATTTTCCTTAGCCCAATTAATCATATCTGCTACAACTAAAAAATAAGAGGCAAAGCTTTTATCTTTAATTATATTTAATTCTTCATCTAATCTGTCTATGTAGGTCTGGTCTTGGTCTAATCTTAGCCTTTTAAGGCCCTCAGAAGCCATTTGACGGAGTTTTACGTCAGCATCAGTCTTAGGGACTGGCAGAAGATCTAGCCCCCTGTTAAAGTCGTATTCTTCAATTTTATCAGATATCTCCATGGTGTTATCATAAATGTCTTTTCGATTAATCCCTGATTTAATAAAATCTGCTTCAATTTCATTTCTTGTCTGAATAAATAAATTCATATCCTGAAAAGAAATTCTTCTATCTGGATAAAGATAATTAAATCTATCTAGCATATTATTCATATTTCTAGACATATCAAAATCTGCATCTTTATCTGATTTTGGAGAAGTAGACAAAATTAACATTGCTTCTTCTAAAATTTTATCTTCACCTTTTGCAAAATGAGCATCTCCTGTTGCCACCGCTTTAATTTTAAGTTCATCTGCTAACTCAAGAAGCTTTGAATTTATTTCTTGGGGATTGTGAGACTGCACTTCAATATAGAAATCCTCAGCAAAATTTTTCTTAAAATCTTGTAGGATAAGCTTTGCTTCTTTGAACTCACCCTTTTCAATGCACTTCGAAATAAGACCATTAAGACATCCAGAAAGAACAATAATGCCTTCTTTGTATTCATTTAAAACCTCTTTGTCAATTCTAGGCTTATGGTAAAAGCCTTCATTCCATGCTAGTTCTTGAAGAATATTAATATTATCAAGACCTTTTTTATTCTTTGATAACAAAATAATATGATTGTATGCTTGTATAGACTTATCTGTTTTTGACGATCTATCAAATCTATCTGTTGGAGAAATGTAGGCTTCAACTCCAAGTATTGGTTTGATACCTAATTCTTTAGCAGCAATTTGCATATCTCGGTGAGAAGCTAATGTTCCATGATCTGTTATTGCAATTGCAGTTTGTCCAGCATCTAGAGCGGCCTGACATAATTCTTTAGGAGAGTTTAAACCGTCCATCAATGAATAATACGAGTGAACATGTAAGTGAGTAAAACTCATTAGTATCCTCCCAAACATATATTGCGTGTATGATAAAGTCTAGTTTTTGTTATTGTTTTTTTAGTAGGAGCATACATTTTTTCTTTACATGTCCTGCAAGTAAAATGCCATTCTCTAGCAAAAAAATCATAAACGGTTCCAGTGTAATTCTTATATTTATTTGTAACAAAGTCCATGAATGGATCTGGTATCTCTAAGTTAATCATCTCCGCCTTTTCTACTTGTATCAGAAGTGGGATTCGAACCCACGCTTTGTAGATTTTAAGTCTACCGCCTCTACCGCTGGGCTACTCTGATAAAGTGAGGCGGTTTCCCGCCCCTACCAATTACCAGTCTACGCTACTAGATGTAGCAGACGATTCCTCTTGATTATTTTCACCATTGAAAAAAGCTTCTTGTTCGGTATATGGCAAATCACGAACAGCAATTTTTTCCAACTCATACATTTCAAGTGCGGATGCATCAAATGCAGCCTCATCTTTTTGTAATGGAATAATTGTATAGCTTGTATCTGTCTTAGTTCCTGTGCGCTTAATACGCCACATTAAATTAGATATGCTTCCCATTTCTCCAGCATATTCAATTAGTGTAGGAGTAATTGTTTTTCCACTTGAACCTTGTGAAAGAATTGCAACATATGGATCTTCCTTGCCATCATCAATAAGAACGTTGATGTATAGGCGAGAACGACCTTTCCAGCCAGCCTTATAATCTTTACGATGTTGTTCACAACCCCAACACTTGCCTTGATCATCAATTGAACACAAAGCTTTACGACGGTAATCCTTTGGATTAGTATGCTCAACAGCAATAAATCCCAAACCAATTTTTTCATTATAGTGTGGTGAATCAGGATCTAATTCCTGAAGAAAACGAATTTTAATACTTTCTGAATCTTCTAACTTTACCCAACGAGCTTTGGATCCGTCTCCGCCTGATGACTGTGGCTTATCCATAACCTTATTTAAATCTTTTAGTCCTTTTACTAGACCCATGCTATTCTCTTTTCTCTATAGTTGACGGTATATATCCGTCTGCATTACTATTGTATCATAACCAAGTGCGATATTCAATATCTGAAACCGCATTTTTTATGCAGGATTTAATTTCCTCGTCGGTCATATCCCCAGCATCTTTTGCATCATGAGGATATATCTTACCATATTCATAAGAGGCCCACAAGATGTCTTTCATCCTTAATTTATTAGATATTGATTTACCTAATTCTCTACCAGCTTGATCAGCATCAGTCATTATAGTTATTCTATTAAAGTGTCTATTTAATAATTTTTGTTGCTCAGTTGATAAAAATCCACCTAAAGTTGCAACTACATTTGAAAACCCTGCTTGATGAACTCTAATAGCATCAAAACTAGACTCAACAACTATTATGTGATCTCCAATTTTTTTAGCACGATGAATGTTAAATAGAGTTTTGCTCTTTGGCAAGTTGGTGCTATTTTTGAAATCTTTACCTTCAATTGATCTTCCAACAATTCCAATTGCTATGCCATCTGGGCTATGGACAGGAACTGTAACCATATTCATATTTTGAGAATATCCTAATTCAAAATCAATAATAGATTGATTGTTGATCCCTCTAGAAAGAAAGTAATCTTTGCCAGCAGTTGTTGCAATTATATCTGTGTGAAGTTTATTTAATGTTTCTTTAGAAAATTGTTCAAACATTGGTTTATCTTCCATTGCTTCAGATAATAATTCATCAAAATTTTCTAGTGCTTCTGTTTCTTTAGCAGAAATAAATCTCATGGATTCAAAGTCGTTTTTATGCATGACACGCTTTACTAATTCTAATAATGTTCCAGCTTCCCCACATGCTGGATTAAAACATATGTATGCGCCTTTTTCTCTGCTTACGCTAAAACTAGATGTATGCCTATTAGAATGAAATGGGCAGTAACATAGAAAGTCATTAGATGTTTCCCCAACAATATCTAAACCAATACTTTTAATTACTGATTTGATGTGAGCAGGGGAGTATTGCGTGGAATCAACTTTCCTTGTGTCATACCCTCTGATAGCCATGCCTTCTTCTTTCCTACGTATACTCCATGTAAGGTCATTAAGAACTTCCATGTCTCGCCAGTAAATTCTACCGAAAATGCAGTATCTATGTCAAGGATTTTTGCGTATCCTTTTGATCTCATACTTTGAGACAACATAGACTCGTATTGATGTTTAACTCTGATCATGTCTGAATCATCTTTAAACTCAACTGATATCTGAAATCTTTTAATTCTTTTGTGAGTCACCGTTTAGCTCTGGCAAATTCTCATATATTTCTTTGACGATACCACGATTGATATCCCAGTCTAAATAAAAATCAAATTCATGACCGTGACGGTTTTTACGTGACACAACCTCAATCATATTTGTTCCTGGATAACGATGAATAGCCATAGCCATATCAGCATCATATTCAATTGCTTTAGACCATGCAACCTGACTCATCATTGGTGGGTTATCCTGATCTGAAATATCATCTGCTGTTGCAGCAGTAATATCAATAATTGGAATATTATTTGATACCGCAAGCAGTTTAAATTCACGAGAAATATTTCTGTTACGTTCAACTTCAGAATTGCTTCGTTTGTTATCATTAAACAATTGGTGATAGTCAAGAATTACCAGGTCTGGTTTATGCTGGTCAATCTTTCCTTGAATAGTTGCTGGAGTTACTTCTGTATTACCTTCATTGGAAACTAGAATAAAACTATTTTTTCCTTCAAATTTCTTTGTGGACCAAGACCTGAAATCGTCTACGTTAACATCACCTTTTGAAAAATCAGATGCCTTAAATAGACCAGACCCAAGCATTGTGTATATACGATCACGCATATTTTCGGGAGACATTTCAAGAGAAACAATCATTGGTTTAAATCCTTGCTCCCAAGCTTTACAGGCAAGATAGGAAGTAAACCAAGTCTTTCCTCTTCCTGGCCAACCAATTGCTACAATAAGATGACCTGGTGCCATTCCAGTAGGATAAGCTTTATCAATTGCATCAAATCCAGTTATAATTCCTGGAGAACCACCCATTGCAGCAGAACGTGTTTTAACTGCCTCAAAATGTCTAGCGGCTGCTTCTGCATCTGTAACATCTAAATCTCTTACATTATTTGTATATCTGCTAAGACTAGCTAAATCACTTTGCATTTGTGCAAGCACTCTAGATGGGGCATCTTCCTTAAGACTTGAACCGCCCTTTAAAATAATTGATTTTAATTTGTTAGATAAAAACTCGCTTTTAAGTTTATCTAAATAATATCCAGTCTCTGCTTTTACGTTTGTGTCTGGATCAAAATCCTTAAACTTTTCTTGAAGAATACCAACTTCAGGAACAGCTTTAAATTTATAATAATAAGACTTTAGGCCTTCCCAGATATCCCTGTGGGAAGTAAATAAGTCATCTACGTTATCTGCAAGTAACGTGCTGATATCTTTGTTTTTACATACTGCAGATATTAAAGTTGCCTCTGTATTCATTATTCTCCGCCCTCAACCATTTGTCTAGTTGCTTCTCTTAGGACACGACGATTGTCTTTATCCTTTTCAATTTCAATCATTAAATGCCCAATCCTATCAAAGTTAAAATAAAAGAATTGAAGTGGATGTCCACTCTTAGATGTTTTAAAATAATACTCTAATATATCTTTTGCACGATCAAAACCTACACTATCTATAACATCTTGCATGGCCCATTTTTCTCTAAACTTATTTATAGAAACAACTTTACCATATTTTTCTTTATACAAATTTTGATATAGAGAAATTAAAATATATGGCTCTTTACTATTTGCCACCCTTTAACTCCTCTTCTATTTCATTTGTTTTTTTAATCAATTTTTCTTCAACAAATTTATACACTCTTTCGGTTGCGGTATCAACATTTTCTCCTTGACGAACATCATCTTCAACTCCTACACTAATTTTAATACTTTCATAATTTCCTAAATTTCGTGTAAAAGATAGATCCACTTTAACTTTAGTTGTCATTACTCCGCCTTCCATACTGGGACAAATTTGCCCTCGCCTGTCTTAGTATACAATATCATGTTGTTTTTGAGAAGAGCCCTTAATTCATTTTTTGAAGGAATATTCTTTGAGTGTCCTGAATCCAATATATGCTCATGAATATCAAATATATCATTTTCATCAAACATGAATTTAGACCACTTTCCTTCTGGGTTACCAATAGAATAAATTTTTTGTGGCTTTCTAACCTTGCCTTCTAAAATATAATCTTCTATAGTTATCTTATGCTTATTTAATATTTCAGCAACTTGTTTGATAGTATATGCTGTTTCCATATTTTTTTGCACATCTACAAAAGAATAAAGAACTCTTTTTTTGTCTGGATAACACCAAGCAACAAGCTCGTCTTTAGATCTTGAAGCTCTAATAACTTTATGTATTTTATTATTTAAGAAGAAATACCGTAAGTTTTTTTGTGTTGCTCTTCTTTTTTGTTTATCCATTTTCCAAAAGCACTCGATTCCTTATTAATCATCCATCTTTTTCCACACATAAGGCAATAAACCTCTATGTGAAGTTTTTGGGAAAACACCCTATCTATAAATACTCTACCACTACATTTTTTACACCACATTATAAAGTAAACAACTTCCCATCAACCACACAAGAATAGTCTGGTGATACGTGAATCATTTGAATGTGTGGGTAATCGTTTACGATATGCGCCACAGCAAATCCCTTTTGCCAGTCATGGTGCTGACTATATTTCATTCCATCGCTCTTTTCATCACACATGTGACCAATCTCATAACCACGAAGTGTTTCTCCCTCGCCATTATTTCTAAGTTCATAAGTTACCATATGAGAAGCAATTCTATGTGAGTGTCCACGTATTAAAGAAACTTGTAAGTCTTCCATATCTTTTCTTACAGCACCAGTTACTGATACGGAAAGTCCATGATGAACATGTATATCACCAAAACGGCGTTTAGGCAATTCATTATAATAAATATATTCATATCCTAATGAATCTAAACTCCATAATGATTCTGGAGTAACGTCTTTAATATAGTCTGGAAGCTTGGCATCAACATAATTAAAAATTCTAATATCATGATTTCCTAATGCTGAAAATAATTGTGCGTCTGGCAACATTTCACGAGTTTTAGCATAGAAATCTCTGGCCTCTTTTGCTTCATGTCTCATCATTGGAACAATTAAATCCTTGCTATCTGTTTTGTGTAAATTTAAGAATTCTGCAGAACGTCCTTCTGTGTATTTGCTATAGCATGCTTGGTCATCAGTGTCTCCCAAATAATCAACAACATCTGGCTTAAACCATTTCATAACCTTAAACCACAAAGCAATGGCCTTGTCATCTTGATATGGGAATTGTTGATCCGAAGACAACATCCATTTTAAATCATTTGACATTCATATATCCTTAAATTAAAAAAGTCACGAACTCGTGACTTTGTATGCTACAGGTAATTGTAACATATTATTGTAGTCTGTCAAGACTATACGTCTTTTAGTTGAGTGGCTATCCAGTTCAATGTTATTGTGGATTTGCTAGTTAAGTTAGAAGAAATAATAATTGTTCCTACTAAAGATTTAATATCAATTCTTGCCGAAACTGAAATAACGCCAAGCTCTTTTTTTAAATCTTCTCCTACCGATGCCACGAATGATATTGGGGCACCTGGAGTAAATGATGAGTTTAAGGTTACTTGTTTGGCTGCAGATGGCAGATTGGCTGTTCCGCTTAATTGAACATCAACAGTTCCGCAATCGACTAAAGCAACTTTGTTTTTACCGCTTGCATCCATTGTTGCATTTAACAATGATGTTGAAGTTGTAAATACATTAGTTAAATTAACTTGTAATTGATTTAAATCATTAGGGTCTAATGGCGCACCTTCGTTAAAAGTTACTGTTTTCCATTTATTGTCTGCCATTATAAAAATTCTCCTATTTCGTGAGCATTTGTTTCAATTTCACTAACTTCAATTAACTTTGATCTATTTAAACCGTATCTATTAAATGTGTCAGGATCAACAATATGCCTTTTTTTATTTTGCGATATTAAATACATTTTACCATCTGCTATGTTTTTTATCAAGGTGCCGTCCCTAAATCCTAGTTTTCCTGCAATCTTAATATTAGATAAAGATTCTTCAGTAGCATTTACTGTTGTAAACTGCCATGAATCTTGAGCTCTTTTAGAAATTAATCTATACCTTTTGCCATCTTTAATCCAATAACAAGCCTTGTCTGTTTGAACGGCAATACCTGAAGGGAAACTAGTTGGTAAAGTTACTAAGGGAATTTGAATATTCCTGAATAGCTTCATTTTTATCATTTTCTTTGTTTTGTTCAACAAGTTGTGTAATTTCTGCCCGTAAAATTGCAATTTGAGTTTCATAATTAGAAACAATTTCTCCAATTCTTTGTTGTAAGGCAGTAATTATTAATTCTGCTTTATCTTGCATTTTATTTCTCCTATTTAAAATTAGTTATTGATGCTCAATAATCTATCAATTTCTTTTTGTAAAATTTCTATTTTATTTTGTTCAGAAACAATTTGTTTTTTTAATTGATCTACATCAATTTGATTTATTTGATCTTTTGTATTTTCAACAATAAGAGCAACTTGTCCATTATATTCATTAAGACGAGCATTTCTAATATGTTGATTTATAATGGCAATCTTTTCTTCTTTAGAGAGTTCTGTCATATAACATCTTCTACCTCTCTATGTTCTCCCCATTTTCCTAATGGGCAAGATGCGTGTGGCAATTTAGTTTTTTGATTCATAAAACATGCACACTTTTTACATTGTTTTGTTGCTTGTATTAATGATGGACAGCTTAAACAAATATTATATCTATGTTGTTGAGTTTCTTCATCTACATGTTCAATATTTGGATTTATTAAATCCCATGGTCTTACCGTGTCTCCCGCTTGTTTTTCTTTCCATAATTGCCAATTAGATTTTGACACAATTATTCCCTATTCTCTGTTTGTAATGGAGGCGTAAATTCTCCAGTTTCATAATTATATAAATATCCAACAGCAATACCATTTTTACCTACCTTATTTGTTACATCTAACATTAAGGGTTCACTGGTAAAAATAGCGGCTAAACGCTCATCAGTATGCAATATATCTGCTATCTCTCCATCAATAACAAATGCTATTTTAACTGGTGGCAAATTAGTTCCGTCTGGAATTGTCATTTAAATTACTCCTTTGATTTTAATTATTATACAATATATCAAGATTTTTGTCTATAGCGTATTTATTTGGCATCCTTTGCATTCTGGGTCGTTTGCAATAGATGTAAAGTAAGATGTAGTGTTATTACATGTATATTCTGAAACATATTTTTTATAATTATATGAGGTAACTAAGTCTATATTTCCGCAAGAATAGCTTGCTGGATTTGTATCTGACCAATATGGTCCTTGTGTGCATGTATAATATAATCTACTTTTACAAACCAGGCTAGTGTCAGATATATACACTGGACGACACGTTCTTGTAACATTAGTTGTAATAGAGCATCCTGGACAACTAGAATCAAATCCACTAACTGAATATCCAGCGCCATCACATTTATAACAATTTTCAATACTAGTATTAGTTGTTACAGCACATCCTAAACATCCAGTTCCGCTTGCATCAGTTGCTATTGTAGATCCATTACAAGTTGTTGTATTTTCATATAAATAAAAAGTATATGTTGTTGTAACTGTTGCTTTACCAACATTAACAAGGGAGCCAGCAACATTAACATAACAAAATCCATCTCCACCAGATGTTCCACTTTTGCATGTATATGTAGTGTTTGAAGTTCTACTACAATTTGTGGGATATGCATTTGAATTTGTGCTAGTAAATGGACCATTTGTGCAGGTTGTAGTAACTTTTGGTTTACATGTATAGTTTTGAACTGTGCAAGATGTTAATCGTGATTTACATACATAATCTGTTACAGTGTCTACACTACAGCCATGACACCCAGTTCCATTTGAATCTGTAGAAATTGATGTGCCAGTGCATGACCAATAACTTGTATCTTGTCCAACTACACTGCATCCTGGGCAGGGACTGTCGTATCTGCTAACTGTAACTCCCTCTCCATCACATGCGTATTGTGCTTGATTTGTATAATATTTATATTGAGTGATTGGATCACTTACATAACATGGAGAACCTTCTGCCGAAACTATAGTAGGTTTTGTTTCTGATGTATATATTAAACTACCACAATTTAAATTATATTTTGGATTACAATAATACTGACTTGTTTCAGTTGTTACTGTAAGTATATTAGAATCATTTCCAGAATATCCTTTTAAACTTGTTTCGGTATATGGAATAATTTTAAAATTATAAGACTTTCCTGAATTTAATCCACTAATTGTTGCAGAGCTAGTTGATCCAGAATATGTATTGTATCCAGTCCAATTTCCAACACTTGTTGGTGGTGTAGCTACAATAACAACATTTGGATATGTAAGTCTTTGACAATACCAAATTCCTCCGTCTTGATATGCAGTTCCATAACCTGGCGGACAGGTATAAGTATTAGATCCTGCTATTTTATACTGAACTAATTGAGAACTTGAATATTGAGATGGTGTCCAAGTTAAAGATACAGATGATGCATTTCTGGTGGAATAAGACAAATTAGTTATATCTCTTGGTGCTTGAACTGAGGTTGTTGTTGAAGTTGAAAGTGTAGATTCTCCAGTATTTGAAGTAGTTGTTACTGTAAATCTATAAATATTTTCATAATTTGGAGTAATAGCATCTATAGCATATTGTTTTTGATTAGAATTACCAGAAATTGGATTTAAAATTGTTCCAGATTGAATTTCATACCATGTGTTTCCACCATTAATTGATTTTTCAAAAGTATACGTTGAACTATTATAATCTGTCCAATAATAATTATAACCAACTAATGTTATTAAGCCAGTATTAAATTCGGTTGTTTGTTCAATTTGAACTCTTTGTGCAATTGATGGTCCAGATGTATAAGCCAATTCCCATGCAAATTGTTTATTTGTTTTAACCCAAATTCTGTTTGCAGTTTTCCATGAACCCATAGTGTCTGTTTTGACAAATATTTTATTGGCAGTTGACCAAGAAAATTGTTTATTAGTTTTAATAAATATTTTTGATAATGCCATTTAAGCCCAACTAATCCAAATGTCTCCTACGTATCCAGTTGAATATCCTGGTGCACTATTTCTTTGTCCGTAATAAACACCAAATCCTCTTTTTAATTTATTTTGATCATATGGATCAGCAACAATCATTCTTTGTCTTGCAACTGCTCCATATCCTTTGGTATATTGATACCAGGGTTTTGTGCTATCTCTATATTGAGTAGAAAGAACACTTCCTCCGCCATCAATATATTCAGTAGCAGTAACTCCATTTTTTAATAATGGTAAATTATATATTTGAGTTCCATTAACATTGTCTAAAACAATTTTTGAACCGCCAACATATTCTTCATCATCTAATCCTTCTGCTGTAATACCAGCTGGTTCTCCAGCTGCAAGAATAACACTACCTAATGCTTTAGCAACTCTAATATAACTATTAGGATTTCCTACTCTAAATTCAGTTTCATTCCAATAGTTATTAGAAAATGCAGTTGTATCACCTTTAGCTGAAAATTCTCCAGCAGTTATTGTTCCAGAAATTTTTAAATCACCTTCTGGACTTAAACTAAAACTACCACTTTCTGATCCACTAGCATTTAAATGTTGAATACCATATGCTGCACTTATTTTAATGTGTTTACCGTTTCCATATGGACCAATACGCATAGCAGAGTCAACACTATTTATTTGAAATGTTTGTGTAGAATTTTGTAAATATGAACTACCTAAAGTCCAGCCACCAATTGTTCCACTATTTGCTTTAATTACTCCATTAACGCTAACGCTAAATGGTGCATTACCATATTCTGAATTTCCTAGCCAAATTCCCGCAAGTGGCTCTGCTTTAAAGATAGAGTTTGATGAGCCTATTGATAAATTACCAGTAAAAGTTCCATCTCCTACAATTGAAAGTTTTGATCCATTAAAACTTAATATTGCTCCAGCATTAATTCCACCAGATCCATAAATTGTTAGTGGATCTCCAGTTCCAGAAATTTTAATATGTTTACCAGATGTAGACCCAACGGTTATGACTGAATTAGATTGCAATGTCCCAGTAGTAATTTTATCTGCAGTTACTTCAAAAATATCTTCTGGCTTAACTTGACCTATTTGAACTGGATTTCCTTCGGCATAAACTGGACTAGATGTATCTGTTCCATTTGTTGTTGCAATTTGAACATAATAATTAATACCGTAATCTAAAGATGTTCCATCAACTACTGTGCCTACTCCAATATTTAAAACATTTTGACCATTAGCAAAATTTAATTTATCTACTTGATTTGCATCTGTTGGTGTAAAAGAAGGAGATGTTCCAACATAAACTTTTGCAGCATTAAATCCGTATGGTTGATCATTTCCATCTTTATCTTTACCATTCCAAGAAATTTGAATTGCGCCAACAACAGATTTGACTGTTGGCGTTGATGGTTGAATTGATGTGGCTGGTGGTTTAGAAGCGGCAGTAACAGATCTGGTTACTGGAGCATTAAATGCTGAAACTGTATTTGATGATGAAACTGCATATGCAGAAACAATATAAGTTCCAGCTGGTGCAGTAATTGTTTTTGTTGCAGCGTTAGTAAATGATTCTGTAGGTTTTGATCCGTCAAATGGTGCACCATCTATATAAATATCAAGTTTTTGTATGTTTGACATTGTGTTACCAGAAGCATCTTTGCCATCCCAAGTTACAGTTAAAAATCCAGCACCGCCAACAACTGTTAATGCGGATGGTGTAGCTGGCGTAGATGCACCTGGAGTATTTATTCTAGCTGAAGGACCCCAATCGCCAAAACTGCCGTCATTATATTTCCATCTAAATTGCAGCGGATATACTTCATTAACATTTAAATCTGTAATTGTAATTAAAAAATAATTACCATTTTCAATTCTAGCCGATGTGTCTTTTAGTAAATCTTGATATGCCATTATGCATTCCAGTCTAAATCAATTTTATATTCTATATCTAAAGAACGACCCGATATTTTATTAATACCATAAAAAATAATTTCTCCATTTACTGGATTATCTGTTTCAATAGATAATGTTATTTCATTTCCATTTATATCAATAACTTCAGTATTTTCTACTATACCAAATCCAGAAACTTTTTGATGTAAAAATATATTTTTATTTGATTCAACAGTAATAACATCTGCAAATTCTGTGCTAGATGCATTAATATAATTTTTAATTATAGATCTACTAAGAATTCCATAAAATGGATCAAATACGTCTTCGTCATTAATTCTTAATCCGTCCATACCAACTCTAGTTAAATTAGATCCGTTTGGCACAACAGTAATTCCAATTTTTATAATATTAGAAAGATCTGGTGCTGGATTAGTCATGTTATTTAAAAAATTAGAAATTAAAATATTAGGACTTATTTTATGCCCAACACCTGGATCTACTACAATATCTTTTTCTAAGTAAGCTGTATCAGAACTATAAAATTTTATTTTTATACTTTCTAAATTATTATCATATTTATAATATGCTAATCTAATTGTATCATTTTTAGTATATTTTGATAAATTAAAATCTTTTACATTGTAAGTATATTCATTATTAATTCCATTATTTGATTGCATAATTAATATATTATTTGATATTCTAGTTTCTGATACAGATGAGTCTGCATTAAAGCCAGATTCATCTATCCAATCTAAATATGAATTAAATTCAGTAATAAATTTAGTATCTAAGTTATTAATAGAAGAACTAATTGATGGATAAAGGCCAATTTCATTAATATGTCCCTGAACATCTTGTGGAATAATAGTTTTAAATATTACGGCGTATGAAGATGTGCCTTCATTTGTTGATTGAATATCATACGATCCTAAAATAATTGGACTTTTATAAAATTCAAATCCGAGTCTTGTGTCTGATTCTGTAGCATTTGTATTATCAATGCCAATAGCAATATCTTTTCTATTATTATTAATTCCGCCAGCTAACAAATTGGTAAAAAATCTTTTCCCAAATTTAGTAATAACATTAGAAGATCTTAATATTTCTTTGCCATTTTCATAAAATATATATTGTCCAGTAATCATAATTCTCCTTAAATTGGTGAAGAGTAACTAGAATAATATGTATTACCATCTGTTGCTAATACTCTTGCCCTAACTCTTAACCATCTTGAAGATGATGTATTTTCTAAATCATTATCTCTTGTGCTAACTCTATATTCTTTAAGTATTCCACTAGATCCAATGGTCCAAGCCTTGCCTGATGAATACGGTAATGATGAATTATATAAAGCTTCAGCACTTAAATTATTTGTAGAACTAATAATCCAATCATAATAAACTGTTGAATAAGAACCGAGTCCAGTAATATTATTCCATCCCCATGCCATATCAGTTCCATCTCTTTTAAATACAACTTGTGGAGTTGACGGAGTTGGTGCTATAAAAGCATTTCCATTTGTAGTTTTTGATGCCGATGGAGATCCAGTTAATGGATTATATGTTAATGTAGAATTTGCTCTTTGAATAGTGGTATCTAAATTATAAATTCTTGCATCAACGCCAGCAACATTTGTTGGATTTGATGAACCATTTCTCATTTTTATTATGGCACGATATTTTTGTATTTTAGTTATTGGATCAAAATATTGTTCATAATTTATACTTTCTATATCGGTTCCAGTTGGAACATCTGCTAATGGAGTTATTATTTGATCTACTAAATCAGTTAAGTCTCCACCTGAATTTATTGCGGCACCAATAATTGATCCACCAGAAAGACTAGATGCTGTATATCTACTATAGTCAATTTGACCACTTTTTACAGTTAAATAATCATTTGGATGTAAATGAACTGTATCTTCATGTCCTTCAGGAACTACTAGGGTTTTACCTCTAGTAATATCTTTTTGATCAGTTCTCATAAAATCTTTTACCATATTTTTATTATACCATTTTATCCTATAAAGTTCTACAGGTTATGGTAGTATCCAATCCTTGGTTATATGTGTGCTTAATATCCGTTATAATAAAGTTTTCAGTTCCCGCAAGCCCCTGAAATGTATATTTAAAAGAAACGATATCTCCTACTGAAAGTAATGGATTTCCAAATACTAAAGCGTTAACCATTTTGCCTTTATTAACAACTTTTTCTTTTATCCAGTCTGCTAGTTTTTTTACATCTGATTCGTTTTGTAGCCACAAAGACTGAAATATAATTGGTTCTTTTGTAACAAACTCATTTAATTCATTTGATACATACTCTAACTGACCAGAATTTCCTAAAGTATTTCCGTAAATATACATGCTTGCTTCTAAACCATTAGAAAGAGGAATTGTAGCTGATGCATTATTAAGAACATATATTTGAGCTCCAAAGTTTGAATATTTTTCTCCAATAATGCTGGCTAAATTATTCCCGCCTAAACTCCATTTAATAGGATAAGATGGCCTAGTGTCATATTTAATGTCAGCTTTATAAATTTCTCTTACAACAGTTCCAAATTCATCAACACAAATGTTTCTCCTGTTTGTTGATAAAATTTCATCTGAGCTATAATTTCCATTATATATTAAATCTCCAAATGCTGTGTTAATTAAATCATTATTAAATTGTCCCTGGTATATATTTAATTTTAAAGTAGAATCGTTATACTGAAAATCTTCTAGTTTATATCCATAAGCATAGTCAAAAGCCACGCTACCTCTAGCACACAACAACCCTACTTTATCTGATGGTTCAATAATAGCATCTAAAGTTCCAGCGCTTACCGATCCAGTTGTTGTATCACTAAAGCTTAATTTATATCCATTAATATAAGCAGTAATGTTTACAGTTTTATTAGAAATTTTAACCTTTACATCTATATTATATGTTCTACCACCATATATTCCAGCCAAAGACGTCTCGGTTGAAGTTCCTATTTCTTGTAACGATTTAGTTTTTCCATCTTTTATTTTAAGCAATCTGATTGTTTTTCTATCTAAAGTTACAGCTGACTGTGTTGATTCTATAGCAATGTAGTATCCTTCTGATCCATTACTATTTATAAAAAATCCTACGCCTCCAATTTGTAACGGATTGTCAATTGTATTGTCCATTACAATACTTGTTCCTATTGAAAAATATTCAGTATTATAAGAATTGCCAGTATTTGCATTAGGAGTTTTTACTGTTGGAACTTTTATTGCTGGAAAAGATCTATATGCAATAGAATTAATTTTTTGTGCAAATTGTGATGGTGGGCAAGATAAAGTCATATAAGATTTTGCTGTTTGCATAACATTTGGAACACTAAATTGAACTCCCATTAAATATGCCATTTGATTATTTTGTGGAGTCATCCATGCATATTCTGAAGATTGAGATCCTGTTTTATTATGAGCCGCAGCAGTTGTGCCTAATGCGCCTCTTGTTTTAATTCTATACCAACCATTTGGTTTAAAGTATATGTCTTTATTATCTTCTGTAGTTCCATTTTTAGAAAAGTTTCTATATTTATTAACATCAGAGCCATCTTCAATCCAAACATTAATAAATGTTTTACCATCATTAGTTACGTTTGATTCTTTTATAACATCATAAATAGGTGATATGCTGGTATCTTTTGGCATATACTGATATCCTATTGCATCAAATTCTACTATTTCAGAGTCAATTAAAAAATATCCATTAAAATTAAATCCAGATTGAAATTTGCTATAAGCATCTAATGTTTTTAAATCTAATAAAACTTTACTACTTGAAGTTGTAAGTGATTCTGAAAGTCCGCCTGCAATTAAATAATTTGGTTGAGATTGCCATAAAGGAGATGATGCTCCAATTAAAGATGAAGAAACTGGAACCGACCATAAAATTTTTACTTGATTTGCTGAAGCAATTTCTTTTTGAGAAAAATCTATAATGTTTGGCAATATTGAGTTTTCTTCAGATTCATAAAAATTCCATAATTTATTAGTATTGTTATACATATATTCTCTACTGTAAAATTGCAAAATATTATTTTCATCAACTATTGCATTCATTTGAATGTCTCTACATATTTCTTGTATATATTCCCAAACAGTTTTTGTGCCATCCGTCCAAAAATAAGTTACGTATGGAATTGATTTATCTGTTCCTGATGTTAAATTAAAATTATAATTAGTGTATCCTACTGAATCCAATAGCCTTCTTAATATAGCAGTTATTGGATAAGATTCGCATAAAATATCTGGAGAAATAGTTTCCATTAAATATTTTGCTGAGTCTAATGCTATTAGTGATACTTCTCCATATGAAGAAATATCCCAGCTATCTACATAAAAAATTCCTTGATTTATCCTGTCGTATTTTTTATTTGATTCTGTTAATGCTCCATTAGAATGATATATTTTAAAATAAGGAGTAACTTGAGCATTTTTAGTTATATAATTTAAAGAACTATTTAATGTAGATGTTCTGTTATATGAAACATATTGAATAGTATTTTCATTAAATTTATTTAGTTGCAAGGATAAAGTATTAGAAGTTACTTTTCCTACTGGTAAAATATCTTCTGATGTAGATGAAGCCGTTTTATTTATTTCAAAAGATTCCACGTCTGAAGATATATCTTTAATCCATCTTGCTGACAATTCTATAACACCAATAATTTTATTAGTGCCAGCCGATGGAGTTGTTAAATTTATAGATTTAATGGATATTGGATCAGCATAAATAGAAGGCTCTGTGGTAGACCAAGAGGTGCCGTTGTAATATAAAGATACTTTTCCATCAGAAGGAACGTTTAGTGCATTTGCAATAGTTAATTCTGTATTTTGAGAATTTACAATTTTAATTGTAAATGTAGATGGGAGGCTATGATTTTTTTCAAAACTCAATATTACTTTATTTGTTAATGCATATTGTGTGCCAGATGTTACATAATTAATTGTAATGTCAGCACCAGTATTTTCTGGAGTGACCCAGTATTTATAATATGTTTCTACGCCAGGATAATAAACTCTTGGCTGAGTGGATGGATATAGAATTGTTCTATATGAAGAAAAACTATCTTTTGGAGTATCTGTTGTATTTGTTATATAATATTTGATTCCAGGATTTATTGGTCTAAATGGCTTTATTATTGAATCTACTGGAAATAGTTTTTTGTATGGGTTAGGTCTAGTTGCTGGCCATGAAGCAAGTCCAGATGTTGAATTTGTAATATTAGAAACATAGGTTGCATCTGAAATATTATTTACAGCAGAAATGTTATCTAGCATCATGTTCATGTTGTATTCAATAACACAACCAGAATCAATTTCTACTGTAGTATTTTTATAAAAAACATCTTTAAGTTCTTGAGAAGAGGATATCATTTAAACCTCAATCAGAGATATAGACACGTTCCAAAATGGCTGGAGACCTCTTTTTAATACTGTAAAATTACAACTTCCAAAAACTACCGTGTGCTCTTCATACCCAGAAGATTCTTGATTAGATCCTGTTTTTGCATAATTAATTCTAATAGTAAAAGAATTTCTGCCTTCAGTGCTTTCATAAAAAGATTTTAAATCTTGAGCTCCCCATTGCCCATCAACAGTTAATGTCCGATATGAGGGTAGCATGTCCCAAGATATGTCAAATGTTTTTTTATCTGCAACAAAATATTTTCTTAATGTTCCATTTGACATTCTTTTTTGAGTTTCAATTCTTTCTGTATTAACAGTAAATTGAGATCTATTATGTTCTGTAACTTTATTGTATTTAGCCGTTCCGCTTCCGCCATTAGCTACTAAATCAGTTGCATAAATTTGAAGGATAGAACCTCTAGGCATAGCTACTGTTGTCATGCGTTGATATTCCTTCCTTGTGATATTGATGAAACTCTATTACGAGCATCCATTAGGCTAACTGCCATTCTTGCAATTTCCATTTCATTTTGGCCTGGTTGAGTATTAATTACAAGTCCACCAACATTATAGTGCTGAACCATGCCTCCTTTATTATATCCCATTGGATAAGAATTTGCTTTTGGCACATTGTATGAAACAAACCCACCTGTTGCCATTTTATTAATTTTATCTAAAGTTGGAGTTCCTATTGCTTTAACAGAAGCTGCATTAATTACATATTCTCCATTTGAAAGCATGGCTGGAATAGAATCTGATGTCATTGTTCCTGGACCAGAAATATATCCTCCAGTTGCTTTTTTAACTTTAAATCCTTTGTCGCCCATATCTTCTGCACCAATAGCTGCACCATCATTATTTGTTTTTGAGTATCCTAAAAAGTTATAACCATTTCTAGTCATTGCATCAAATATGCTTTTATATTGTTTTGAAGTTATTAATTTAGTTTGTTTATCTCCACTAGGACCAATAAATGTCATATAAGAAGTATCATAATTTCCAAACTTTTTATTATATTCTCCATCTTTTGCCATTCTAAATTTATCAATTGGTTCATTATTAGAAAATTTATTAACTGCTGCAGCAAATTTTTCTACTGCTGTTTTAAATGTAATATTTTCTGGATTGCTAGCAAATTTAGATGCATCTTGTGCAAATGAGCTTGCATAATTTTTAGCTATATTTAACGGACTCTTTGTATCACTATATCTGGAATCTCCAATTCCAAATTGAGATGCAAGTGACTGATAAAATTTTACAGCTTCTTTATTGCCAGACGTTCTTATTTCATCTAATAGCGCACCCAATTGTTTTGTTAAATCATCTTTAGTTTTGGTATCTTTAGCTGCACCAATTTGAGTCATAAAAGATGTTATTCTAGATTCAAAAGATTGTAGTTGTGCTACATTGGCAACAGTTTCAGCAGATTTAGTTTGAGAAATTTGAAGGCCTTTAGCAAAAGCATCTTTATCTGCTTGAATTTTTTCTTTTTCTTTATTTTTTGCATCAATATCTGCATTTCTTTTTTCTTCAATAGCTGCAATTGCATCATTTGCTTGTTTTTCTTTTAATAATAATTGTAAATCAATTTGAGCTTGTGCGGCACCAGCCATGTCTCCAGAAGCTAATTTATCTTGATATTCAAGTTGTTTTTTCTGAATATTTAAAGCAGTGTTTTCAATTCCAGCTTGTTTTTGTAAAGCTTTAATTCTAGCATCTGCTTCTTCTTGAATTTTTTTAATAGCTTTATCAATTAATTTTATTTTATTATCATAATAATTTTCATCCATATTTTGTGCTTTTTTAATATTAGCGGCTAAAGTAGCAGAAGCATTTTGGCCAGCTTTTATGGCTGCAGCCATTGCTTTACCAGCAGATGTATTTTCAAAAATAGATTTCATTCCAGATTCAACTATTGAATAATTATTTGCCATATCAACTGCTGCTTGTGCAGACATTTTACTAAAATCTACAATTTGACCTAATCCTGATGTATACATTAATATTTTTGCAGTAACACTTTGTAGTGTTTCAGCACTAGTTAATAATCCATTATAGGCTAAGTTCTGTTGTTTTATTGCAGTTATTTGTTCTTTATCAAGTTGTGTATTTGAAGATTTAATTTTAATAATTTGATCCATAGTTAATTTTAATGCAGTTGCTTCATCATTAATATTTTGTCCAGTTTTTTTATCAGTTGCTGCAAGTAAAGAGTCTCTGTAAGATAATATAGAATTTGTTAATGTATCAAGCCCCCTTGTAAATTCTTCTGCATTAAAAGTCTTTCCAGTAGATTTAGATAAATTATCAAATAAATATGAAATTGCTGTTACTTGATCTTGCAATTTTGTAAAATCTGCAGAAGAAACTGCTTGAAGTGCTTGACCAGATTTATCAGATGCTTTAATAATTGCATATATTTGATTGGAGGCATCTTTAGCAGACATTCCTAAAGAAATAAATTGAGCTTTTAAGTCTGCTGCATATTTAACAACTCTATCTGATTTAATATTATTAAATCCTTCAACATATTCTTTTTGATTCTTTTTTGCGTTTGAAATAGCATCATTTAATTCTTTAATGGTAAGAGTAATTCCCGTTGGGCCTCCCTTAGTATATTGATCATAAAGAGATTGCGCTTTTGCTTTATTTAATTCCATTTGCTGATTAACTTCTTTTAATCTATCGGTTAATGATTTATAATTATTAATTCCTACAGATGCAAATGAACTAGTTGTTCCGCCAAATGCTAATCGATTTGCTTTACCAGCTTCGGTAGCTTCTTTTTTTAATTTTAAAAACACTGCAATAGTTGCACCTATTGCGATTGAAACAAGTCCTACTGGGCCTAAAATTGCGGAAAGTCCTATTCTTAAAGCAGTAAATGTTGCTGTTGCTACAGTTCTAACTTTAAGAAGAATTCCAGAAAATGATCCCATACCTTTTGTTATTTTTGTTAATATTGGTAAAAGTGGAGACATTTGCATTGCCATTCCAGCAATTTGCATTCCTTGTCCAGCTACACCTGGAACCATTGATCCACCCATCATTAATCCAACTCCTGCCATTGAAGATGCCATTCCAGAATTTGTATCAATTGGCATAGGATTTCCAGATTCATCTAATTTTGGAGATCTTATTGTTTTAGATCCTCTTATTGTAGATCTAAGTGCACCATATTTTGTTGCTAAGCCTCCAGTTGAATAGCCTGGAACTAGTCCACCTTTATTCATGCCAAACATCTGTTTTGTTACTTTAGATGTAGCTGGAGTCCATGTTTTTGAATCCCAATTTGCAAATTTAGTTTTTAATATTTCTCTATCAATTTTACTTAAACTTTTTCCGCCAGAGTTAAGAACTTGTCCTGCTGAAAATTTAAGTAATCCATCAACAATATTTGGCTCTAATGCATTTTTTAAATTTCCTTGTGCATCTTTTACATATCCATATGGCATTTCTTTTTCAAGATTTTCTATAAGTTTTCCATACATTAAATTTTGTGCTTTGGGGGTTAAACCAGAACTACCAAATAATTTTTTACCCATTCCAAGTGACATAGATGTAGCGCCCCAGGTGTTGCCAATTTTTCCAAATTTAGCACCTACATTTCTAAATGCTGTTCCTTTTAATACATTTCCAACAACTCCACCTAAATTATATCCTGGAATCATTCCTCCAGAATTTCTTTTAAGAAATGCTTTTGCCATAAGTTTGGCAAGGGCTTGCCTGCTACTATTATAAGATTTTCCACTAAATGTTCCTAGCAATCCTTTTGCAAGTCCAGATAATTTAGATTTTTCAATTGTATTAAGGCCTGCTCTGTCATTAACTAATGTTTCTAATGCTGCAAATGGTTTCCCATCTCTTGGCCCCATTGGCTGAAGAACTGAATTAAATATTGATTTAAAAGATCTAGATCCAATTTTTATTGAACTAAATAATTTAGAAGATATAACTTCTTTTTGAAACCATTTTTCAAATGTCATTTCTCCATTTTTGCCACCAAATAATCTATTATCTTTTTCAAGTTTGTTAATCATTTCACTAAAAACTTTATTTAATTGAATTTTGTTTTTTGGATCTCCGCCTAAATCATCTGATGCAGTCATCCATGGTTCAAATGGGTGATGTCCTGCAGCTATTGCTTTTCGAAACTCTTTAGCTAATTGCGGTCCAGTCATACCTTTTCCAACAGAACGAGTTGCTTGATTAGCAGCTTGTGTCATCCAAATAGGTATGCCCTTACTTACACTAACAGTATTCCCATAGCCTTTTTTTGATCTAACTTTATTTAAATCTGCTGCAGATCCTTCTGCTACGTGACTTCTTTCTAATTTTATTTGTCCACCTATATTATAATTAGGTCCATTAGATCCCTCACCATTATTAATTGCATGAAGAAGTGGAAGATTTGCTGCAGTAGATTTTTTATTAACAACAAATTCTCCTGGTGTGAGCATTGCTGGAACAGTATCTGTATTACCATTTCCTGGAACTATATTACCTGTGTTAAATCTTTTTGGAATAGTTGTTTCAGTTGAATATCCTCCACCCCAAGTTTTAACTCCAAGGGCGTTAGCAATTTTATTTAATATTCCAGTAGCTGGTCTGTTTTTTCTAAATAATTCTTTTATATTTGATTTTCCAGATTTGCTAACTATAGGTTGATCAATTAAAGGAACTTGTGTAAGATTTACAGTTCTTCCTAAACTAGTTGCTAATTGAGTTGTGGCATTACCCATTGCAATTTCTAATTCAGCATTTAATGCAATAATTTTTGCTTTTGCTGCATCTACAGTTAATTTACCTGCTTGTAGCTCTGCAACAATTGCAGCAGATTGTGATGCTGCATTGCTTGTTAATGTTGTCATTGCTGGAAGTAATTGACCAAATGTGCTATTTATTTCTGCGCTAAATGTTCCAGTTCTAGCAATTTCTTTCTTTAAATCTGCAACTTCTTGCTTTGTCATCATAGATAAAGTTCCCATTAATGCATGCCATTTAGCTGCTTCTCCTGCTACAATGCCTGTTGATGCTCCTCCTGCTGCAGTTAATCCTGCAATTTTAGGAAGATCTCCCTCTGAAAATATTTGTGGAGTTGCTCCAATTTTTTGATTTAATGGAATTGGTGCTGGAGTAAATGCATGAATAGTTTGATTTAATCTTTCACGTTCTGACATTCCAGATCTTGGATTATGATGAGCTGCCGCTCTTGTTCCTACTTCTCCTACAAGAGGATGATTCGGATTAGTAACTCTTGTTGCGGCGCCAGCAATTATTGTTGATCCAGCAGTTGTAGCAACTGTAGGATTTACTGCAATTGATGCTTCATTTGCTGTTGCCTCAAGTCTTGAAAATTCTGCCGTTAATCCAGCAATTGCTTGTTTTAATATTGCTGCTGCTTTAGCATCACTATAAAATGTTTTTTCAATTAAATTTCCAGCTTTATCTGCCGCTAAAATTTCTGGAGTTAATAATTTCCAGCCTTCTCCACCTTTAAAGAATGCTCTCATGTTAGAAACACCTTTAATTATATAACCAAAAAAGTTGCCTAGAACACCAGTTAACATAATTAATGGACCTGCTGCTGCTGTTAACATTCCAACAAAACTTAATACTGTTTTAACTGGTCCAGGAAGTCCTTGAGCAAATTTAATAACTTTATCAACTACATTTATTAATGTAGTATTAATTTTAAGGAATTGATCACCAATTCCAGCTAAATCTGCTTTAAGTCCTTCTATAGCTCTTTTATATTTACCAGAAGCTGATTCAGTTACTTGTGATAATTCTCGACCAGCAATATTAGCTAAATCTTGAGAACTTGCTTTCATTAAGTCCATAACTTGAAGTGTTTGACTTCCTTGACGACCTAAATTTTCAAATAAAGCATTCATTCTAGCAAATTGAAATTTACCAAATAATTGTTCTAACGCTCTTTGTTTTTGTAATGGGTCTAATTTATCTAATGCTGCTTGAAGTTCTAATATTGTTGCTGTTGTATTACCAGCATTTGTTTCTACAATTGATTTAAGATTAATTCCAAATCCTGCAAACATGCTTGTTGCAACTTTAGTTGGATTAATAAGTGATGCAAGTCCTGATTTTAATGCATTTGCACCTTCTGCTGCACTAATTCCACCTTCACGCATTGCAGTAAGATATAATGCTAAATCTTGAACGTTTCCACCAAGTCCTTTAATAATTGGACCAGCTTTTGGAATTGCTTCAACTAAATCATTTAAAGTTGTAGATGTTTGGTTTTCAACTGCGTTTAAAAAGTTAATTGATTTACCAAGTTCTTCTGTATTTTGTTTAAATGCTGTTTGAATTGCAAGGGTGGCTTTCATTGCATCTTGCCTATCAACTTCACCCAATACTGCAAGTCGTGTTGTTTCTTTAATTGATCCTAATAATTCATTTCCAGTTTTTCCAGTTGCTGCAATATCTGCAGCTAAAGCAATAGTATCAGTAAAAGAAGATCCATATGATTTAGATAATTCTGCTGCAGTTTTAGCAACATCTGCACGAACTTTACCTAATTCTTGTGATGATGTAGCAGCTACACCACCATAAACTTTTGTTAAACGAACTAATTGCTCATCTGCTTGTTTAAATGCATCTGATGATGCTTTTCCAAATGCAGCTAATGGAAGTGTTAATCCGACTGTTAATTGACGACCCGCCCATTGTGTATTTTTTCCCCAATTAATTAATTGTCCAGCACCTTCTTGAATAACTTTATTCATAATCATAAGTTCTTGCTTGGCTATTGCTGTTTTATTTTTAACTAAATCTAAACCTCTTGGAATGTGCACATTATATTGCATTAAACCTTCGGCATTTCTTCCAAGTGGTTGAAGAACGGCATTTTGCATTTGAACTTGCTGTCTTGCTAAATCTCTAATTAAACCACCATTAGATTTAATGTGATTACTATATGTTTTAAAAAATTGATTAAGTTTTAATTGACCTTTATCAAGTTGTGATCCAAATTTATCAACATCAGAAGAAAGGCTAACAAAGTGTGTTGAAAATTGACCAGTGCTTCTTAATGTTTCTGCAAATGATCTATTCATTACTGATACTTGAGCTGCAAGCATCTTATTTGAAGCAATTAATTTATCTTGTAAAACGGTTAAGGCTGATGATACCTTATTAAGATCTGTAATAAGATTTGAAAAATCCGATTTTGCAACTATATTAGTTACAATTTGTTCATCAGCCATTTATTATATTTTACTCCTTAGAATATCCTAATCCCAATCCAACACCAAAGCCTTCTTGTGAAGCAATTGGACCTTGCAAGGATACTATGTCGTCTCCCGACACATCTATTCCAAGGGCCCTTCTTTGTATGTCTTCGAAGGTAGGACCTTCTTTTTCTGTTTCTTCATTTAAATTAACGCCTTGAAGTGAAGCTAAGAATTTTCTTTTTTCTTCTTCAGTTTTTTGCATTGATTTAAAAGTCTGGATCAATTCTGGCATTGAAAGATTTTCTTCTAATTCGTCGTAATTTTTCCAATTACCTAAAAGAAAAACTTCGCCAAGTAATGCGGCTAAATCTAGTTCTGCCCAGCTAGAACCATTGCCGCTAGTTGGTTTGGGTCATCCAACTTAATGCCACCGCAAACTTCTAGAATGCGATTAATAGTTGGCATATCTAAAGCATCTTCTAATTTATCTCTATCTGCAACTAATTCTGGCACTTGTGATTCAATTGCAATACCGCAAGCATTAATAAGAACGGTTAATGTTTCATCTTCGCTTGTTGATTCTGTTGTTTTTTGAATTTCTGCCATAAACTTTCTTAATGCTTTAATAGTTAATGGTTTTAGTTTTACCTTTGAACCGTTTTGTAGTTCAATTTCTTCTACGTCGTATACTGTTGTAGCCAATTTATCCTCCTAGGATCGTCTTAATTATTATAACATATAGGTATTATCACCACAAATGAAAAACCCCCATTTCTGGGGGCTTTCCTAATTTAATAAATTAAATTATGCTGGTGTCCATGTGCGGTCAATAATCTTACCGTATTCTGAACCATTGTAATTTGCGTCTGGAAGCAGACGGAAAGTTACTGGAAATGTTGTTGCTGTTGTGCGAGCCAAAGAGAACTGTGACTGTTGAACAGAAAGAACACGACGTGCATAATATACACGCTCTGAATTTGGTGAATCATTTGTTGGAGCTTGTCCAACTGCAATTAATTGACGCTCTGTAGGAGCTGCACCAAGTGCACCTGCCTCTAGGCCGAGAACTCCTGCATTAAGAGTTCCCTTCTTTTGTCCGAATACAACTAGAACGTTTTCTAGTGTTCCTTCTGACATTTCTGTTGCAATCATAACTTCCATTGCAGACTTGAACAATTTAGCTGTATCAAGCAACTGATCTACAGTTACTGAATCGTATGTTGGGTTATAAGTGATTTGAAGACCATTGTTTGTATAACCTACGTTGCGATAAGCTGCTCCGTCTACTCCTGGTGTAAGATCTACTCCATTTAGTGTTGTTGTATATGATGCTGCTGAACTAAATGCTGGAACTTTTGTGTTGCGTGATGCAGTTCCTGCATTAGCAAAACCTGCTTCCATATTTTCCTTATAACCTGTTACAGTTGAATCTTCAACTGATAGAAATAATGGGGATGCACCAACAAGAATATTTTTAGCATTACCTTGTGATTGGATTGCCATGTGTTTACTACCTCCTGTGTTTTAAACTATATATATATATTTTAAAAACCAAAGCTGGCTAGGCTTCTTTCCTCATATCCAATGATACGGGATTTTAGGCCTTAAGGCAAACTATATGAAACGTCCATCTGGGCCAGTAATTCTAGAATATGTGACCTCGAGTATCACGTCTGCCGATAAAAATCCTTGAAGCTCCTCTGAAGGTGCGGTAGGAGATATGTCGGCAATAAATATAGTATGAAATTTAAAATTATCTAGGGATATGTCTCCAGATCTATTTATATCTGTTGCAGAATTGTCCATTCTTCTAAACTCATCAGTCATAAAATTTCTTATTTGATTAATTTCTTGAACGTCTGTAGAATATATAGTAAATAATATTTGTTCACAGCATATAAGCCAATTATCTTGGTAGGACATACCTATTTTATCATAGACAATATGTTTCTTGCCACTTAAAAATTGATTTAATTCTGGAGCCTGTTGAACTGGCAGAATTGGTATTAAAGTTTCTCCTAAAGAATCGCTATAGTAATCCTCTGGGTCAAAGACCTTAGACTCAACTAATTTATCCCACATAAATCTTCTAAGTTCAAACATTGCGTCTAAATTATAATTAACTGTCATACAATTACTCCTCCAAAGGATGATGCTACTGCTGAATCCGCCATAGTTCTAATTGTATTTGGAGAAAATGAATATTGAATTTTTTTAATTGAGCTTGGCAATTTCATGGATTTCATCATAGCAGAATTAAATATTCTTTGAAAACCAGATCTTTTAATTGAATTGTTTACTAGTTGTCCACTAAAGAATCTAGAATAATGAAGGCTAAATTGATTTTTAACACTAGGTCCTCCAGGCCTCTGAACGGTCACTGAGGCGCCTATAGGCATAAATACTGTAATACCATTACTTTCAAATACAAGGCGCTTAGAATGGCGTGGAGCAATTTTTAAAGGCATTCCAGCTTCCATCACAGCCGCTTTATTTATAAATACGTGTCTACGTATGCCTTCGGGTGCTGGAACCATTGTTTTAGATGGAATAAATTCATATTTAATTTTAAATGAAATGTCATTTCCTACAATGGAAGTTAGTTTAAAAAGTCTTCCTGTTTTGGTGCCAGTCTTTTTCCATTCATAAACATGGTGAAAAGATTTGGGTTTAGTTCTAGCTTGAGCATCAATATGAGCTCCAAAATCTTTTTCAATTTGAGTAAATATAATTTTTTTAAATTCATCTTTAAACTTTTTGCTATTTGTTATTTTAGCAACAACGTTAGCTTGATAATATAGGGCAGCAGATATTTGAGCAACTGTGCTATCTTTTAACAATGGATTTTTTTCTGCTCCATACATTAATCTTTCTAGGCCAGATGCTGCTTGAAGTAATGCTACGCTAGAGTCCAATTTGTTGATTCTCCGATCTCTTTAAAGTAGAGTTATAAGCAATTACTCTGCCAAATGGATCTGTTAATGGTGTGGTTCCAACCACTTCAAATACTGTTGGTGTATCATTTGGAAAATCAATTTCTGTCCAAATAGGGTTACCACGCATATCACAAATATTAGTAACCTTTTCTCTAAATGTTAATTTTTCAATACTTCTAACTTCAATAGTTTGATCATTTATATATTTATTACTAAATAACTGTTTATCGCTATTTCTTGAAGTAGATGAATTACTAATTACCCCTTTAGCATGACAATCCATAGTTTTATAATAGTTCCATTCTTTTTTAATGGCACCAGTATTAGGATCTTGATTTTCTATTTGTCTATAAACATCTAGTTTCATCGAAAGAACTGAATTAACTAGATCTTGCATTATATTACAACCATACCATTTATGACATATGGATTTAATAATTGATCTGCATAAAGATTTCCAGTTCCTCTAGACACATCTCCAAAAAATTCAAATTGCCAATCAAATGTAGAAACTGCTTTTACATATTTATTTTTCCACATATTGTCTTTAGCAAAATACTCACCCATTAATACTCCACAAGCTTCTTGAACATTATCTGGAACTGTATGCCATCCAACTCTTCCTTGAACACGATACCTAGCATCTTTTTTAAATGCTCCGCTCCAACCCCTATCATAAATAGATGGCGGAACCATACCATTAGCAACATATACCATGTTATCTACAGCATTAGTTCTGTTTACTCTAATACCAAATCCATTTTCTGTAATTTGTGGAGTATAAAGCCAATTATTTATTTGATTAATTCCATCATACAACAATATATCATTTTCATAAATTTCATGAATAGTTACTAGTTTAAATGGTAATGGTAATATATCTGTGCCTGCGCCATAAGCTATTTGAACATCATCATATTCATAAAAAAACTGATTACAATAATTTTCAATTATTTTTCTAGCATATTTTTCAGCCATCATTAATTCATGATAAGTTCTATAATTTGGATCACTTGGTTCTGATCCAAGATTTAAATCTTCCATTGCATCTGACATATCTGCATATGGAGTTACAATATCAACATAACTTACATGTTGAGCTTCTTCTGAATTTACTTCATATTTCCAAATAATTTTTAAAGATTTATTACGTTCTGTAATACTAAATGGCAAAAAAATTTGATATGTTCCTGGATCTTCTTCTACTAAGAATACCTCAAAACTATCTATAGCAATTCCTGGATCTACTGGTGGGTTCAGTGCTGGGTCTTCTGTAATATCATAAACTTCAGCAATAATTGGATCTTCGGTAACTAATAACTCACCTCTCCAAAATATTTTTGTTTTAATTGGAGTGTTACTATATTTATATATTTCGCTTGCCATTTAAAAGGTTTAATTAGCTATAAAAATCTTGTGCCTCTTTTGGAGTAGCTAACCTAAAACCATCCTCCCCGTCAAAAATTTCTTGAGCATCTTTTTCATTCATTGCAACAAATGGGTGCTCTTTTGTAAATGTAAATCCCATAATATCATATCTAAAATTTGCTCTATCCATTTTTACCAAAACCTTATCTTCATGAATATCTTTTTTTGGATCAAATTTTGGAAAAACTTCAATTTCTTCTGTAGCATCATTTACGTCTTGAACTGTTTTTTGATAAACAGACCAACTTACGCCTTCTTCTGCTAATTGTGCAATAATATCTTTTTTACTTTTTAATTCTTCTATATCAACGCCGAAATCTTCAGCAACTTTTTTTAATTCAGATAATTTTAATGTCTCAAATGACATACATTCTCCTTAGTCTAAGTTATTTAATTATATCATTACTAAATTAAAATGAAAAGCCCCCAAAAATTAATTTGGGGGACTTTTCTAAGCCTAAATTCCTAATTAGGAAGCGACTTTTACGTTCTTTACAACTACCCAAGCATCTGCTTGCTCAATTTGAACGCCAACACGGGTATACATTGTATACTCGATTGAGTCCTTCTTTGGCCAGAAGAAACGATAAACAGTTACGTCACGCTTAATACCAATAACTACGTTATTTGGGAATGTCAAGTGGATGTCACCATGATCTCCTGTGTGATTTGAATAGTCTCCAGCTTGTGTTTCTGGAAGAAGTGGAACTTCAACAATTGGAATACCAAATGCGTATGGAGCAACATATCCTGCTGGTCCACCCAAAACAGGAACATCACCACGGATAATGCCAGAAGCAATATCTTGTGGGTTGACGTTCTGAATATTTTGTGAAGTTGTGTATAAGTAATCTTGAATCAAGTTTGATCCTGATAAGAAGCGAAGGTCTGTGCGACGTTGCTTATACTTACGTGGAAGTGCCTTCAAAGCGCTGTTAAATACAGCACGAGAAATTCCTGCACCACCTGCATCGACTACGTGACCGTAAGTCTTTGCCTTCTTTACAACACCATTAAATGCCTTGTATAAAGCATCGCCTGTAAGAGATGAATTTCCATTAAGAACTACATCTTCAATGTCGTTTCCTGCTTGTGTTGCCATCATTCTGGCAATATGATCTTCAAGATCAGCACCTTCAATATTGTCTTCTAGAGACTCAGTTGAAAGTTCCCAATCCAAGCGAAGCTTCTTTGTTGACAAAGAAATCTTTGAGAAGGTTACTGCAGCATTATCGCTGTTAGTATTATCTCCTTCTGTCGCAAGCTTCATAAGCTTTTCGCCTACTCCAATGCGATCAATTTCTGTTGTATCTGCTTTCATTCTAACTGTTCGAGCGACTTTACCAATTACGGTTGCGTCGAACATATAATCTAGAAAGCGAGCAGATTGTTCTGGATTAAGTAAACCACCGTTGCCATTTTCAGACGCAGTGTGGATTCCTGCTCCTCCAGTTGATGAGCCAAATCCTGCTAATGCTACTGCATCAGCTGCGATTGTCTTTTCTAATAACTCATTACTCATTATATATTTCACCTACCCTTATTTAAATAGTTCGTTTACGGAACCGAGGAAAGAACCGTTCCATTTTGATTTTTGGATTTTAACTTCCTGAGACCCGCCAAGGTCTGAGGACTTCTTGAATGCAGTCTCTGATTCTACTGCGTCGACACGCTTTTCTACGCTATCAATCGTGTTCTTGATATTCTCAACTGTTTTGCTGAGATTTGCGTGTTGTTCTGCCAACTCTGAAATTTTTACATCGACACTCTTGCTAAATGATTCAACTGTTTCTTGCATAGCTGAAACTTGTGCTGAGTTTGCCTCTGAAGCTTTATTCAAAGTTTCTGAGAAAAAGCCTTTTAGATCGCCTAACATTTTTGCAAAATCAGGTTCATCAACCTCGACTTCTGATACGTCGGCTGCTTTTTCCAGAGTTTCGGCAGAAGCATCGGCTGCTACATTATCTGCAACTGCCTCTTCAACTACTGCATTTTCTGCAGGTGTTGAAACTTCTACTGGAGCAGTTTCTTCAACTACTACTGTTTCTGTGTTTTCTGACACTTCATTACCTCCTTCTGCGTTTGCCTGTTTTGCAATTGTTTGTGTATCAGGCAACGTCAATCTTGTCTTCTTGTATGAAGCAAGAATCTTTTCTATTTCTTTTGCTTTGTTCATATCTTTACTCTCTACCCATCCTATTAAGCTTGCAGGCTTTCCAGTAACTGGGGAGTTGTATTGTGATTCTGTTGACATGAAAACTGAATCTGTATCTTCACAATAAAAAATATTTTCTGTTATAACTTCTGCGGCCATTCCTTTAAATATTAATTGACCATTCATTTTTGATATAGATAAAATATTACATAATTCATTTGCTGGAGAATCTACAATAGATAATTCCATTAAATCATATTCTTTAATAAATCTAATTGGTTTACCTGTTGCTTTATTCATTTCATTATCTGAGTTAACAATTTTACCGCCAATTGAAAATCCTTGCAAAGTTCCATCAAGAACTTTTTCCCAAGTGTCTTGTGAGCCTTTTGAAATATATGCATCTACATAAACTCCATTATAAAATGATTTTGATACTGGGTCATAAAATGTTTCTGGTTTAAAAGAAACAATTTTTCCAACTGCAATTGGTTGATGCATTTCACGCAAGTTTCCACGAAATTTTTCGAATGCTTTAACGCTTGCTTCTGCTGTAACAACATCTCCAGTTTGATCAATATTATCAAGGGTTGCAAATCCAGATACGGTTCTTTTTTCTCTGTCTACCTTAGTAAAAGGAACAGATAAATTGATATTTTCGCCATTGGAAGACCAATAAGATTTTTCAATATTCATATGCTTTATTTTATACTTGTTATAATCAAAAGGCAAATAACTAGTTGCCTAATAATTAAGCAGTTACTCTACCGTCACCTTTTGGCTGTCTAGCCTCTCCAGAATTATCTGGGGAATTTGCCGACCTTTCTTGGGTGCGAGTTCTAGAATTTAAGGATTGAGCTTTAATTTCTGCCGCCTGAGCTTGTAAATCTACAACTTCATCTCCACTATCTAGCGGAATCATTCCCTTTCTAATTCTAACTTCATTAGGGGTAATTACTTGCATTCTTAAATATCTTTCATCAATTTTAGATTGAGTATCTTCATCTGTAAGAGTTAATTCATTAAATTTAAGTTGAAGGGCATCAGTTTTTTCTGAAATAATTCTATTTATTTTCTTTTCTAAAATATCTTGTGCTGGACGACAAACTTGCTCTTTAAACATTTTATCTGCATCTCTAGCTGAAGCAAGGCTCACTCCCTCTGGGACTCCAATTTTATTAATTGGAACACGATGAGATAATAAAATTTCATCACGATTAGATCTGCGATATTTTTCAAATGAGCCTTCTTGATTTCCAGCTTCAATAGGTTCCATTTTAAATTCAACTTTAGCATCTGGAGTATCTGCTGGAAGTGGCACATAAAGAGATCTATGATTTTTACCTTTTAATCCAACTTGAAAAAATTCAAGTAGCTTACGTTCTGCCTCTGGAGAAAGTTTTGCACCTTTTACTGTAATAATATAACGAGGAACTGCTTTATTTTCAAAATAGTCTAAGTTGTATTTGCCAGAAAATTCATTACCAGCCATTGCTGTTTGAGAAGCAATAATGTCTGGTATACCGTAATAATTATTCATTGGAGTATATTTCTTTAAATGAATAATTTCGTTAGGACGATCTGTTGCTTCTGCAATTGGATTAATAGTTTCTTGATCTCCAAAATTGCGAAAGAATACAGCTTTACCATAAAGCAGTTGTATAAAACCATCACGTAAACGACGCACACGCATGGTTTTTGCGGGGATATGTCCAATATAACCAATATTGCCTGCGCTAGTTCTACCTATTTCAATATAACCATTACCAGTTGCTTCTAAATCTGTATAAGCTTTTACTAATGTTTCCGTAAATGTTTCTTCTTCATTTGTTTCTTCAAGCCAAGCATCAAGGTCTTGGCGAAGTTTGTTTAATTTTCTGCGGGCTCTATCTAATTGTTTTTTATCTTCAATTGCATCTAAAGCATCGTTTGCTTTTTTTGTTTCTACAAATGAATATCCAAGACCAACAATGTTAGCAACTTTTGCATTAATAGCTGCATAATTATATGGAGACATTTCATATATTTTAGATAAATATTCTAAGTTATATGGAGACTCCACAAGGTCGAACATGGCATAACCAGTTACCGCTTGTTGCAATAAATTTTGTTGTGTGGCTGTTCCTTCTTGTCCTACAAAACGCTTTGAAAATTCTCTTGACATTTTTCTACGAAATGTTGGGCCAAGGCCGTTTACTTTTTTAAGATCTTCGCCTTCAATATTAAATGGATCATTGTCTAATACAACTTCTTTATTATTAAATTTAACCCAGTCTGCTGAATTAGAAATTTCTATTTGATTTGATGATTCATTTTCATTAATAAATTCCATTATGCATTACCACCCATTTTTAAAGAATCTTTATAGACTCCAATATCTAAAGGATCTGGAGTTAGGCCCCATTCTAATCTTTGTTTTTGATGCTCAAATTCTTCAGAATCAATTTTGCGGCGGCCAGATAAAAATGTAGGTTGTCCTTCATAAATTCCATAAGATCTTACTGCGTCAGCCAATAAATCCATTTTTACTTTATTGCCTTTAATAGAAGTGATAGATAAAAAATTACCATCATCATCACCAATCCATCGTCCATCTGGCATTTCCCAGACGTATATACCCAATGTAGTTTCTTCTACTGTTTGCTGATTAATTCTTTTGATTTCCATTATGTGTTAATTTTACCATTCTTTTGGGTTAAAGTCCATATCTTGTCAGGACAATGTATTATTTTTTAAAAATTCGTCACGTTCTTGGTAGAATTTTTTAAAATCTACCCCTGCTTCTGTCTCATATTTGGACAAAAGCTCTCTGCTGGGAGCACCCCAGTGTCCTATATACTCTCCAGTTAAAATTTTCCTTACTCTTTTCATTGCTTTATCATATCTATAATCATCATGATCTATCATCCATTGTGGGACCCACGCTTGAGGACCTTTAACTCTATCAAATTCATATAAGTCGTCAGAGTCTTCATGGTATCTATCAAAATGCCACATTAATATCTCTCTTGGAGTAAAGAATCTATATCCCCTAGTCCAGGCTCTAATTGATAGGCATGGCTCTTCTCCTTCAAATAATATATTTACGTCTGGCAAAAAATCATTTAAAAACTCTTTTTCTGTAAACATAAAATGTCCACTGGTTAAATAGTGTTCTTGATAGGTTTCTCCGTCTTCCCAGGTTTTAGGGCCTCCGCCAAATGTAGGACATTGTGTTTTAAGAATATCTGTCATCCAGTATATTTTAGTGCATTCATCTCCACCGCCATATTTAATTTCTCCTTTAGACATATACCAGTATGGCACAAAAGTAGATATGACTGGTTTTTCATATTTTTCTTTTAATTCATAAAATAATTCTATTAATCTAGTATCCCAATTTTCTGCAAATATCATGTGTGGATCAATTTGTAAATAAAAATCCTCTTCATTATAAAAATTTAAAGCATTAAGTCTGGCTGATCCAGTTCCAAATCCTATGGGATAGTAAAGCTGAGCATAGTTAACGTTTTTATATTCTTTTAAAAAATGAGCATCTTTCCCATCGCTATTATGTGACCAAACTCCCATGTGTATTCTATCTGGAAACTCTGCTTTTTCAAAACATTCTTTTATTGTCATTTCTAGATATGGTTCGTTGTATGAAGGCATGCCTATATATATAGTTTTTTCATTAAACATTTTGAATAACTATCCAGTCATTATTGTAGTGCGATATTGAATTTTCTGAAATTGAAATTCTTGAATCATGAATTATATTTTCATAATTACCAATATATAAATCATAATGATTTTTGATTTTATTATAATCAAACTTTATTCTATATAAAGACAAATATTGGTATAGTCCTGAATCATTTCCTAAACTATTGTAATTAAAAATTAAACTACCATAAACTGGATTAGTAAAAACTATGACAATATGTTTAGTTAAATTATTTGGAATTAAATCAGATATGTTTGTAGCAGATGTATGATCTACTCCATTAACATAAATTGATTGTATATTATTTTTACTGATTGTTCCACTAGCATCCCAGCTATAATTAGAAGCATACCCGTCCCCATCTTCTTCAGTAAAAATTAACTTTCCTGACGTTGTAATATTGCCAGTATAAAAAAATTCAATAGAGCTTGTTAAATATTCTGTATTTATTTTAAATCCAGAATTTTCTGGAACTAATAAACCATTTTTTTTATCGTGAGACAATATTGGCAAATTTTCTTTTCCTAAAAACCAATCTAAATTTTCTATTTTAGACAAATAGCTGGAGCCATTTTTAGAATATAAAATTTTATTATTAAAAAACGAAACAGATAAGTTGCTTAATATTGGTAAGTCTTGAGATGTATCTTCAGAATTAATAATAATTTTTAAATACAACACTCTGTCTTCACTAAAATCATCAATTTTATACTGAGGTATTGATTGTCCATTTTCACAATTTAAATAATTAATTCCATCAATACTAGATTGAATAGAAATTCCATTAATTCCATACCATTCAATTTTAGAAGAGTCCATATTTGTTCCAGATGGCAAAACAATAGAGTCCTCTATAATAACCTCTTTAGTTTGTAAATCAGATGTTTGATTTAAAGATATGTAGTTTTCTATTCTATTATAATAAATATCTTCTGTTAAAAAGCTTTCCCAGCTTTTATTATAAGGATAACTATATTCAAAAACTGTATTTATTTTATTATCATAAAATTCAAAAAGCTCTCCGTTGTCTGGCGAAACAACCTGTATAGGTATTTTATATCCATAGTCTTCAAAATGATTAGTTATTTGTAATTGAGATAAAGCATATGTATATATTGCAAAATTGTCTACAATAAATGAATCAATTTCATTATTTACTGGTCCACATTGTAAAATAAGATCATTATTATCAAAAGTATTTATAGGAATTTCTTTTTCAATTACTAGTTTAGCATCAATATAAATTTTTGCTTTTTTCCCATCAAAAGAACAAACTATGTAATTAGATTTATCTGAATATGGTAAATAATAACTAATTGAATTTAAAGATAATTTAAAAATTATTTTATTTTTTTGCCAAAATATTCCTACTGAGTTTATTGGATCTGCAAAAATTGTTGTAATTTCTTCACTTAATATATTAGGTAAAACCCATCCTTCAATTGTAAATGGTGAAAATTGATTATATATTGTTCCAAAACATGCATCTAATTCTATGCCATCAAATGATTTTAATCTATCAAAATAAAATTTTCTATTTTCATAAATGTTAACTGGATATATCCCACCAGAAACTAATGGAAATGTATGTGGTTCATATTCAAAATCGCCATCATAATTTCCATCATTAAAACCTACAACATCATGAGTAATATAATTAATATTTCCATAGGTTGTATACGCTTGTTTTAATTCTAAATATGTATTAAATTCATTTAAAATTCCTTGATAATCAAGGAGTGGTCTAATAGATAAATCATCTAATAACCAAAAGGCTAGCGGGTTATCTTTAACTACATTTAATTTATATGACATAAATATCCTTTATTTTTAAAGTATTACCTAGTAAAAAACGGTGGGAAAAATGGTGGAAAAAACGGTGGAAAGTAAGGTGGGAAGAACGGTGGGAAAAACGGTGGGAAGTAAGGTGGAAAAAACGGTGGAAAATAAGGTGGGAAGTAAGGTGGAAAAAACGGTGGAAAGTAAGGTGGAAAAAACGGTGGGAAATAAGGTGGAAAGTAAGGTGGGAAGAACGGTGGAAAGTAAGGTGGGAAGAACGGTGGGAAAAACGGTGGGAAGTAAGGTGGGAAGTAAGGTGGAAAGAACGGTGGAGCAGTATATGTATAATATTCAAAAGAAATTGTTGTTCCAGCAATAACTAATGTTTCTGCGGCAATATTCTGTTGATAAACTTTATCAGATAATTCTGAGTTACTTGTTGAACTTGATGCTTCTGTATATTTTAATTTTTTAGTAGTAAGCAAATTAATTGCCTCTGATCTTAATAAATTATTTAAATCAGGAACAGTAACTTTTCTATTGCCACTTCTACTCCCAAGTATTTTTACCATTCTATGAGCTCAAGTCTCCAATTAAAACCCAAGTATTTGCGCCACGCTTAATTAATGTTCCAGATGACCATTGAGATCTTAATTTTAATCCTGGTGACCCATTTACAGTAACTCCAGATGCTCCAGTAACACTAACTTGTGATGATCCAGTTTGTAAAATATCTACAGTAGATCCTATTGCAAATACTATTGAATCTGCAGGAACTGTAACGACTCCACCATTAGACATTTCTATTAATTCATTAAAATCTAAAGATGATAATGTATAGCTAGTTGATTGTGGATTTATTACATATAATCCAGTTGAATCTATTCCTGCTGGACCAGATGGACCTGATGGCCCAGATGGTCCTGATGGACCTGTAGATCCTTGAATTCCTTGTGCTCCACTTGGTCCTGATGGACCAGTTGGTCCTTGTGATCCGCTTGCACCAGATGGTCCAACAATTGAACCAATATTATTCCATGGAGCTGATCCACCCCAAACATATAAGTTTCCATCTGCACTAACTACATATGCATCATTTATTGAATTTCCAGAAACAGGTAAATTGGAAGTAGTTGCAACTGTTCCTTTAAATGTTATTGAAGTTCCTTGTGGTCCCGTTGGTCCTTGTGGACCCGTTGGACCAGTTGCACCAGTTGCACCTTGTGGTCCTGTTGGACCAGTTGCACCAGATGGACCAGATGGGCCTGATGGACCAGTTGCTCCTGTTGGCCCTTCATTTCCTTGCAATCCAGTTTGCCCTAATGCACCAGTTGGTCCTGATGGACCTGTTGCACCAGTTGGTCCTGATGGTCCAGAAGGACCTGTTGCTCCAGTATCTCCTTTAGCTCCAGTTGGACCTGTTACTCCAGTATCTCCAGTATCTCCTTTAGCTCCAGTTGCGCCAGTTGCACCTTGTGGTCCTGTTGGACCAGTTGGCCCTGTTGGTCCAGTTGCACCTGTAACACCATCTACCCCAGGATTTCCAGTTAAACCAGTTGGACCTGATGGGCCAGTTGGACCTGATGGGCCAGGATTTGCCGTTAAATAATCATCTATATCTTGAGCCAATAAACTCATATCTCTTGGAATATCTGGTGACATATCAAGAGTTGGATATCTAAAATTTTTAGCGGTAAAGTTACTCATTTTTAAATTATACCACTTTCAATTTTATAAGGGTTATTTAATGTATACCATCCATCTTCCCATAGTGTCAAAAGTCTTCTAAAATATTTGTCATATTTTGGAGACGTAGCATTTAATGAATAGTTATTTATTGCACGATTTCTAATTAACGTAGGATCTAATGATTTAACTAATTCTGTTGCATCACAAAATTCCTGAAAACTTCTACATCTATAACCAGTCACGCCATTAGTATTTGTTTCTGTAAATGCTCCCCAATCTGTAGTAATTGTTGGTGTTCCACAAAAATGAGCTTCTGGAACTATGTTTCCAAATGGCTCTAGGTATAATGTTGGTGCAAATAAAGCAATTGCTTTGCTCATTAATTTTGATCTTTCTTCTACTCCCACAATACCAACATATTCTCCGTATTCTGGAGGATTTCCTGGACCAGCAATAATCAATCTTTTATTTAATTTTTTACAGACTTCTACTGCTATATTATAACCTTTTCTATCAATTAATCTTCCTAAATATAAATAATAATCTGATTTTGTATTTTGAAAAGTAAAGTCATTTTCGTCAATATATCCTGGTATAACTTCATCAAAAAACATTCCGTTAACTGCAGTTGGATCATTGTATGAAGCATATTGCGAATGCATCCATGCATAAGATTCCCATACTCTATATTTTGCAAAAGTTGCCCCATAACCTATTCCAAATTCTACAGATATGTGTGATGGGAATTGATCGGCTATTGGCTTGTGACAAACTCCTCCTATAAAACAAATAAAATCTTTTTTAGATATTCTTTTTTTAATTTCTTTAATAGCATTATTGTTAAAGGTTTGCCAACTTGGTAAAGATGAGTCAAATTTAGCGGTAGTATAATGACCGCCATTTAAACTTTCTTGTCTTTGTTCTTCTGTAATACATGTAATTAATTCATCGCACACAGTAGTATTTTTTTCTCCAGCATATAAATAAACTGTATGACCTAAAGATTTCATCATTTTGCAAAAACCTATTACTTTAGCTGTAAAAGCACAACTAGTAAACTCTTTAGTAGTTTGCGTATGAGGCAACCCTACGACATGGAATACCATAGGTTCTTGATTAAACAATTTATTACGTCCAAAAACTTGGAATTAAATATCTTGTTCCATAAACTATAGGCTCATATATGTATTGAAATTCTGCAGAAGAAGGAAATGCTAAAACGCTACCCGCTTGTGGCTTTATTTTAATATTTTGTTTTATAAAATTAATTTCTCCACCTTGATAATCATCATTTAAAAATGCTAAAACAACATTTTGTGCTATAGAATAATTATCATTGTATTGTAATTCTTGAGAAGATGTATGCCTATTAATTTTGAAATTTTTAGATATTTTAACTTCTTTATCTATATTCTTCATTTCTTTATACATATTAGAGCAAAACATCATGCCTGAATATACGCTATTTACAATATAAAGAGACTTTGGATTTGTTATTTCTATGCCTTCTGCTGTAACACTTTTTACATTGTTTTCCCACAATGAGATTACATCTTGAGTTTCTATTAAATCTTCCGTTTTATTAATATAATCTATTAATAATTTTGGTTCAGATAATGAATCGGCAAAATGACATATATCATTACCATGAAACTCTGGTCTAAACATCATACTCCTCTACATCTGATATTGAAACTCCAACTTTTGAAGGATCATTTAACCAAAAGGATGGGGACATATATTTCCAACCATCAGTTACTTCATGAGAAATATGAAGATATGGCTGATCAGAAGGAAACATAATTACACTACCAGCTTTTGGCTTAATTTTTATATTATGATTAGGAAATTCTAATTCTCCGCCACCATGATTATCGGTTAAATATGTAACTAAAGAAAATCTTAAAGTTTTATCTCCATCATTTGTATCTGCATGTGGACCCATCATTGCTCCAGTTTTATATTTATTAATACTAAAATTTGGATAAATAAATATTTTTTCATTTATTTGCTTAATTTTTCTATACTCAAAGCAAGCTACTCTGGTTGCATCTTTCATTGTTTTAATAATATATTTTGCATCCAAAGCTTCGTTTTCTTGAAAGTTTTTTAATTCTTGAGGATTAAAAAACTTTTGCATTCCATATGAATGTTTATTTAAATCTTCATCTTCTTCAATTACTGATGAGTTCCATGTTCTCCATTTAGTTACTAGATTAATTTCTTTGTCATTAAGTTCTGTTTTTTCAATTAAATCTACTAAATGTTTAGGATCTTCAATAATATCTTCAAAATGGATTATGTTGTCTTCTAATATATTAATTTTCATTATTCGACTTCCTCTTCATATTTTCTAGGCTCTACCGCTATTCCTTTTTCTCTCATAACTTCCCATTCTTTAAATTGAACATCTTGCTCGGCCCTTACTTCTGCAATTTCTTTTTCCCATTGCGCTTTTTTTTCATCGCTATATTCAGATTCAGCATAATCCCAGAATGAACCTATAGTATATCTGTCTCCAGACTTTACAATTTGAACTTCATGCTCATTATGATGACCCCCTGCAAATGCTGCTAGCATTCCTGTTTTAGGCTGAACGGTAATTGGATGATCTTTGAAATTTAAAGCTCCTCCAGTAAAATTATCATTTAAATACAAAAATGTTGCCCATTTACTTCTTTCAAAAGCATTGTATTCTCCATTACTGCTATTGTCAGAATGAAAATTAGCAAACGCTCCTGGGATCCATTTTTGTGCGTGATAGCTAACTTTCTTAACATCTCCGCCTCTTGCAATTGCAGTTGCTTCTTGAATTTTTATTTCTAAATTAGTAAAAAAATCTCTGGGGAGTCCAAATTTAATCATGTCTTCATCATCTGGCAAATTAGATGCATAGGATTCATAAAAAGAGATTGGACTCCATGGAAGACTACCTTTTTCTACTGAGTGCTCCCAATATTTTAAAACATTTTGACACTCTTCTTCAGTTAAAAAGTTTTCAAATAATACAATATCTTCTCTAAGAACTACTTTATTGTTTAAATTCATTTTATCCTAACCGTTTCTGAATTTGGCTCTACATGATACATTCCTGTTTTTCTTTCAGTGTTTCTACGTTCTTCATCCATTTCTAGCCATAACTGCTCACCATATTTTTCTATGCCCTCATGCCATTTTTCTGATCCATAGTAATGATAAACCCAGTTCATTCTAACAAAATATTTTGGATTATTTTTACATTTTTTTACTCCATGATAATATCTTTCTCCATTTTCGGTTAAAATATCTGGATTTCCTGCTGGAAATACCATAACGTCTCCAGCTGTTGGTTTATAATATATTAATTTATTATTTACTAAAAAATCTACTCCGCCATCTTCGTAGTCATCATTAAAATACATTGTGCATGTAATTGCAAATTTATGACCTGGCTTTTCAATATGTTCTAATTGAAAGTCGCTATGATAATGCATAGCTAAATCTTCTGTAATTCCTGCATCTGCATTATATTTACAAAATGAGGGTCCCATATAAAACCAATCTGCTGGTTTTTTTAAACTATACTTTTTCATGTAAGTTTCTGTTGATTTAAAAAATGCTGATATAACTTCTTTGAAAAAATCATATTCTTCTTGATGCTGTTCTGTTTCAATTTTATTTGAAATGACTTTAAATTCTCCATCTCTTTCATATGATATTTCAAACAAATCGCAATTTGTGCCAAACGTATACCAGTCAGACCATCCAATAAATAAGCTTTTAGATGGATCTTCTTCAGCACGTTTTAATATATCTACGGCTTTTTTAGGATCTGTAAGTAAATTTTTATATACTATAATTTTAGGGTAAAACTCTTCTTCTATAATGTTATCCATTTTGATCCCTAAATGTTTGTTTTACTGTCCAAAAAAATGGGGAGGTAAATCTGCTTCCAGAAATAATTGGTCTAACTCCATGAACATAATTCATGTCTCCTGGGAAAAAATATGCAGATCCAGCTTTTGGTTTATATTCTAATCCTTGAATTGGAAAATAAATTTCTCCACCTTCATAATTGTCATTAAAATAAAATATTGATGCAATATCATACCAAGGGAATGCGTTGGGCAGGCCTGCATCTGGACCTTCGTGTAATTCTTTATCAGCATGTGGTTCTTGTCTTGTGCCTATTGGCCATCTTACTATTGCTGGTCCTGTTGCCTGAACATCTACATTAAAAAATTTATCTACTTCTACTTTTAGTCTAGATTGCATAGATTCAATTAGTGGAAGAATTGTTGGATCAGAAAGCATTAAAGAATTTCTAGTTGCAACTCTATCTGCCCAAACATCTGCATCATAAATAACAGTTCCATTTTCATTTTTTTTGCCTTCTGTGTGATCCCAAATTGTATTATTTAATGCAAAATCTGAAAGAGTTTTTTGCTCTTCTGGTGTTAAAAAGTTTTTAAGTTCTACAATATTGTCTGGTGAATTACCAAAATACCCAGAAGGAATTATTGATTGTGGCCCTTTAGATGGATCTTCTTGATTAACTGCTACTCTTTGCATTTTATCTCCTATTTATACTTTCTGCGAGTCCAAAAACTTTTTTTATATACTCCGCCATCTGGCTTTCTAAAAGTATCAGCACTTTGCTTATGTCTTTCTAATAATTCTTCTTGAGTATGAAATTTTAATTCCATTTCCCAATCTTCTCTTTTAAAAGGAATAATTTGAACAAATGGTGTGCCAGCTTTAACTACACCTTCAAATCCTTCTCTAATAAAAAATGGCATTAGACCTGGAGTATTAAACTTATCGTTATCTATTATACCAGCTACGGTCAAAAATGGTAAGTCAAAGCTATTTAATGGGTTTACATATAATGCGCTATAACCTTCTGGCAAAGACGGAGCCCAGTTAGGCCACCAGTGAAAATGATGTTTTTCATATCCTGAAGGATAAACAAATTGTGGCATTGGGGGACGAGAATCACAAAAATCTCTATGTGTTTTAGGAACTTTTACCTTTGGAGTATTTCCTTCTTTATAAAATTCTAAATCGCAAGGGGTTTGTAAAATATATCCTGTAGTAAACATATCTAAAATTGCTGGACACGCTCTAAATGTTGGAAGTTTTCCTCCGTCATAATTTGGAATAAATTTTCCATTTCTTGGGTCTTTAGCGTAAAGATCTGCATCCATATACCATTTTGGAACTACTTTTGCAGCAGGTGCTGGAGAAAATTCATCATCTATTTTATTATAACTTTTATTAGAATGAAAAATAATTTTATTCGCCACAGGCTTGTGGCCCATCTACTATTTTAAATCTTAAAGCTTTTACTTCATGAGACCCAACTGATTTACCTAAGTGATTTACTGCATCTCTATAGAAATTAGACCATTTGCCACTTTTATTTATTTCAGATACTGCTTCAGAATATTCTGGTCCATCTTTAAAAAAATTAGGACCTAGCTCTTGAGCTTTTTTTATGTGCATTTCTGAATTTTGTAAATCGGTTAATGATATAGGAATAATTGAAATAATAGGTGTATTTGCTTTAATTGTTATTTCTACATTTGGCCTTGTAATTCGCCAAGCGCAAGGCAGTTCGCCTTTAAAAAATGATGTGCTAATAATTGTTGTAAATGGTTGAACTCCATCTCTAAAAAAATTAGGGACAGGCATTTGCAATAGGCTAACATTTTCTTTTGTTTTAAATAACAATCCAGTATTAAAACTTATTGTTGCATTTGCTCTTTCTGCATAAACATATTTTTCGCCCTGTAAAATTTTAACATGATCTGGAGTTGTATCCGAAATCCCATCCCATATAAAAGTAATATCTTCTGGAAATGATAGCCCCCAGCCAAGACCATTGGTTAAACTTACTGGAAAACATTTATAAGCATGAGAGTCAACAGTTGCATCCATCCATTCTCTTTTAATAGACAATGGTATTATATTTGCTGCATCTGGCCTAATTTTATAAGCATCAACAGTAAACAATTATGACCTAGATTCGTATGTAGCCTTATTATAAGCTTGTGTGTGCGCTTTATCGTTATAATCTGTCATAGTTACAATGGAATACTTTACTCCAGATTTAACTGGCATTGCTCTATGAGAAAACAAGAATGTGGATGGGAATACATAAAGATCACCTGCTTTTGGCTTTATATCTAGTTTTAGTTTTCCAAAATTTAATCCGCCTTCTTCATAATTATCATTTATATAAGCGACCATTGATACTGTGGCAACATAAGACCATCCGTGATCTGCATGCTCTTGAAAATGTTGACCTTCGCCATATCTAATAAAATTCATGGCTTCCCAGTATTTCATTTCGATAGTATACATTTTACAATAATCATCAAGTGCTACTTTTTGAGCGTCATAAACATCTTGCCAGATAGATTGAAATTCTTGCATATACTGATCTTGTTCTGGAGCTTCAAATTTATTAATTTTAAAATCTACGCAGTCACGATAGGAAGGCATTTTTTCTTTATAACCTACAGTTGCTTCTTCCCAATTATATAATCCATTACTTTCTTTAATAGTGTTTTCAAGTCTATTAACAATATCAAACTCTGGTTTTATTACATCTCTATAAACCCAGACGCCTGGAAATAATTCTTCTTTTGAAGAATATTGAAAGTTTTTTGTATTTATATTCATATAGTTATTCTATCATTTTTAATAAATGATTGTCAATAGTGGGGGCTATTTGCCCCCACTCATTTTAATGCTATCTAGTAAAGAATGGTGGGGAAAAGAACCGTGGTGGGAAGAACGGTGGGAAGAACGGTGGGAAGAACGGTGGGAAGAACGGTGGAAAATAAGGTGGGAAGAACGGTGGGAAGAACGGTGGGAAATAAGGTGGGAAGAACGGTGGGAAATAAGGTGGAAAGTAAGGTGGGAAAAATGGTGGGAAGTAAGGTGGGAAAAACGGTGGGAAGAACGGTGGGAAGTATGGTGGGGAAAAGAATGACGGTGGAAGAGTTGTTGCGTCTTCAGTTGTAGACCCTAAAGATGTTCCATTGTCATTTAAAGCATAAATAGTATAGTTTTGAGTCGTATTAGCTTCTTGGCTAACGTTAGTTGGGGATGAAGATATTTCAGTTGCTGATTTACCATCTGAAGATGTCCAAGAATAACTTGAAATAGCTTTACCACCAGTTGCTCCTGCACTCCAAGCAAGGGTATCTGCGTCTACTCCTGCTGTTGCAGATACAGATTGTGGGGCTTGAGGAACTGTTGTTGATGTAACAGAAAATGAAGTTGTTGCAATTGAAGATCCTGCTGCATTCGTTCCTACTACTGTAAATGTGTAACTTACTCCTGATGCTAATCCTTGAAATCTATATGTTGTATTTGCATTTCCTGTTATTTCTGTATATGTTGAAGGAGTTGTTGTAATTGTATAAGATGTTGCTGCTGGAGAATTTGCTGGTAAAGTCCAAGCTAAGTCTACTGCTCCACCAGTTCCTGCTGCAGATGCTTCAGAGGTAGTATTTGCTGTTAATAAATACGGACGTGATGCTCCAACATCTGTGCCTGTTAGGTCAGTAACTGCTTGTGGCTCTAAAAAGTCGTTTGATGCCTGAGACTTTCTACCTGATTTTTTACCTGCTGCCATTTTTTTATCTCCTAATTATATTAAGCTGTTAGATCACCGTAAACTACCCATGTGTTTGCGGCTCTCTTGAATAGTGTTGCTGATGACCATTGTGTTCTTAGGTTTAATCCTGGTGTTGCGTTTACTGTTACTCCATTTGCTCCTGCAATTGTTATTTGACCAGTAGATGTTTGTAAAATATCCATAGATGTTCCTATTGGGAAGTTTAATGTAGAATCTGCTGGAATTGTAAGAGTTGTTGCTGAAGATGAATTAATTTCAATTAAATCATCTCTTTCTCCTAAATCAGAAAGTGTATAAGATTCTGTTTTTTTAATAATTGGAGTTCTTGAAGGAACGCCTTCTTTTGTCTGTGTTCCATCTGAGAATACTACACCAGAAGAAGCTGTTACTGCTCCAGAAAATGTTGGCGCATCTACAACTGATATTGTTGCACCATTTTTATTAATATTAGTTCCAGCAACAATTGCTTCTGAAGCATTAAACTGTGCATAATTAATTTCTGTTGTTCCGATTGTAATTGTTCCTGTTGTGCTAACAAGGAATCCCTTTGAACCATTTGTTGAACCAGAGGTTACAAAACAGAAATCTCCATTTGCAAGTTCTCCTGCTGGATTATTATCGGTATCTGCAGCACGAGTTATTACCCAAGGATTTGATCCATCTCCCAATGCTGTAATTACATAAATACCGTTTTGCTTAGCATCTGTTTGTGCACGAAGAAGAATTCTATTTCCTACGGCAACTGTTGCGCCATCTATAGTTCCAATTGAACCATTTGATGCTTTGGTTAATGTTGCAAGATATCCATCTGTTCCATTATTGTAAGTTCCTGCTAAATTTCCTGCAGTTGCTGCAACTACTGGAGCATGAAAATTGATTCCTGCTGCAATTCCATCAACGTATTGTTTTGTTGCTGCATGAAGATCAGATGTTGGTGCACCTGAAAGTGTAAGTGCCCCTGTCATTGTTCCACCAGAAAGATTTACTTTGCTGTTTAATTGTGTCTGAATTGCTGAAGTTACACCGTCAATGTATCCAATTTCAGTAGAAGAAACTGATCCAATTGATGTATCTGAAGGAAGAGTTGCTGTTCCTGTAAATGTTGGTGAAGCAGAAGGAGCTTTAGCATTAATTTGTGTTTGAATAGCGCTTGTTACTCCATCAAGATACCCTATTTCGGTATCAGAAACTCCAGAAATTTTATCTTGTTTTAAATCTAAAGCATTTTGTGTTGCTGTTGATATTGGCTTATTTGCATCTGAAGTATTATCAGCATTTGATAGTCCAACCATAGATTTTGTAATTCCACTTACTGTGCCTGTAAATGTTGGGCTAGCAATTGGAGCCTTATCATTAAGCTGTCCCTGAATTGCTGCAGTAACTCCATCTAGATATCCAATTTCAGTAGCTGAAACTCCAGAAACAATTGGCTGATAAGTTGTGGCTGCATCTGCTGAAGAAAGTTTTGAATCAATCTGTGTTTGAATTGCAGATGTAACTCCATTAACATAACCAATTTCTGTATCAGAAACTTGTCCAATTGATGTAGTATTTGGAAGAACAACGGTTCCTGTGAATGTAGGTCCTGCAAGGTTAGCTTTAAGATCTAATGCTGTTTGTGTAGCAGTTGAAACTGGTTTATTTAAATCTGATGTATTGTCTACATGCCCAAGACCTACCATTTGAGCTGTAACACCAGAAACTGTTCCAGTAAATGTTGGGGAATTTAATGGAGCCTTAGTATCTAAAGCATCATCAATGTCTCCTGAAAGTGTTTGAATTGATTGCTCTAAATTGCCTACAGCTGTATCAACCATAGATGTTGTTGCAATTGTATTATAATCAATTCCTAACTCAAGTGTATTATTTGGATCAACGTAATTCTTTGTAAGACCATTTGCTACTGTAACTGCAGTAGCAACTGCATCTTGTGCAAGTTCAGAAATATCTGAAGTTAAAGCAAGTGTTCCAGAAGCATCTGGTAACGAAATTGAACGATCTGCTGTTGGCTCAACAGTTGTTAATGTGGTCTCAAAGGCATCTGCTGTAGAACCCTCAAATACAAAAGCATTTTGTATATTAACCTGAGTTGAATTAACAGTTGTTGTTGTTCCATCTACAGTTAGATTTCCAGATACTGTTACGTTTCCGCTGCCATCTGATAATACTACAGTTCCTGAAGCGTTAGGCAGGGTAATTGTGCGATCTGCTGTTGGGTCTACTACTGTTAGGGTTGTTTCATAAGCATTTGCTGTTGCGCCTTCTAAAATAATGCTTGATTTAGGAACTAATAGGTTACCATCAACATCTAACTTTGCTGGTCCGCCTGCATTTCCGACATCTGCTAGTAATACATAATCTTCGGCTGTTGCATTGCCTAGTCCAGTTATTGCATCATCTACATAAGATCTAAGTGCAACAATACCTGAATCAATATTAAGAGAAATTGTATTTGTGTTGTCATTATAAGACTTTGTAAGACCTGAACCCATTGAAAGAGCTTGATCAATTGCGTCTTGTGCAATTTCTGAAATTCCTGGTGCATCTGATGCAATATATGAAAGGCTATTCCATGCTGTGCTTCCAGTTCCTACTTTAAGTTTTCTAGTGTCTGTTTCAACACCCATTTCACCTGCAGCTAATACTGGATTTGCTGAGGTCCACTCTGCTGCTGTTCCTCGTCTTACTTGAATTCTTACTGTTGACATTTTATTTCCCCTTATTTGCTAATTATAGCATTTATTTTTTATTAAACTATAACTCCAGAATCAAATGTTAATCCATATAATAAAGTTGATGGATCTCCACCGTCTGCAAATTTAGTTGCTGTTGTATTTACTCCGTTTGCCTGAACTGTATAGATTGGAAGACCATTATAGTCAATAGCCAATCCAATATCCATAAATCCTATTTCTGTTGCTGGATCTGGAATATCAGATACAAATGCGATTGGGCTCCAAGTTCCATTTAACTGGATTTGTAGCTTATTTGTTACTGTATCAAATCTTAAGGGGGTTGTTCCCAATATAACATTAGAATCAAATGTGGCGTCTCCTACGACATCGATTCCATTTTTAACTTTAAAGTTTTTATCTCTTGTTGACATTTAAGTTCACATATCCCCTAATTGTTTGTTGTGGGGGATTTTAAGGTTCCCCCAAACCTTTAAATTAAATTAATGCTGTGGCGTAAATCATAACATCTGTTGCGTTATATGCTGTTGTTACACGAATTGCTACTGTTCCAGCAATATTAAGTGCTGTAATAGTTCCAAGTGAACCATTTGTTCCAACTTCAGCAAATTCTGTAATAGCTACGTTTCCTGAAGCATCAAGAGTTAAAAGAACTTCTGAAACTTGAGTGTGTGTGGCTGTTTTAAACTTAACTAAAAGTTTAGCAGAGGTAAACACGGACGAGTCAAATGACCAGGCTGTTGCTGTTCCTGCTGTTGTAACTGTTGAAGTTGCTGCATATGTTCCAGATACGTTGTTTACATTTAATGCTGTAAACGATGTATCTCCATCTAGGATGTTGCTTACGGTTGTATCTGTATAGCTATTAGCGTTAGTCTCTGCTGTTGAAGCTGCACCTGCTGCATCGTAATTAGATGCTAGTCCATCAGCATAACTCTTAGCATTTGACTCTGCTGTTGAAGCAGATCCTGCTGGATCGTAGTTTGAGGCCAATCCATCAGCATAAGATTTAGCATTTGACTCTGCGGTTGAAGCTGAGCCATATGCATCAAATGTATTAGCTACTACAGTTAACTGTCCAGACGTTACATTAAGTCCTGTGCCAACAGAGGTAATATAATTACCTGTATCAGAGAACTGAGTCCAGACGATATTATTTGTGCCTAATGTTCCAGCAGTAGTTACAACAAAGCCTTTACCAGCAGATGTTCCAAATTCAACAAAAGTAAAAGCACCCTTGTTAAGTTCTGCTGTTGTATTGGCATCTTGTGCACGAACCAAAGTGTCATCTGACTCTCCTGGAAGTCCTGGAACAACAACATAAATGCCGTTTTCCTTGGCATCTGTCTGATTTTTGAGCAAGACTCGGCTTCCGCCACCACAAGCTACACCATCAATTGTATAACCAACAGAACTTGCAAGGACAACGTTTCCAGTTGAAGCAGCTTTTACAGACTGCTTAACATCAAGACCTTGTGATATTGCATCAGCATATGCTTTTGCATTTGACTCTGCTGTAGCAGCAACGCCATCTGCATAATCTTCTGCGTTGCTTTGTGCTGTTGCAGCAGATCCCGCTGGATCGTAGTTAGCTGCAAGTCCATCTGCATAATCTTCTGCGTTGCTTTGTGCTGTTGCAGCAGATCCCGCTGGATCGTAGTTAGCTGCAAGTCCATCTGCATAATCTTCTGCGTTTGATTGGGCAGTCGCTGCTGCGCCTGCTGGATCGTAGTTAGCTGCAAGGCCATCTGCGTAGTCTTCTGCGTTTGACTGGGCAGTCGCTGCTGCGCCTGCTACATCGTAGTTTGAAGCTAGACCATCTGCGTAGTCTTCTGCGTTTGACTGCGCTGTAGCAGCAGAACCTGCTGGGTCATAGTTAACAGCAAGGCCGTCTGCGTAGTCTTCTGCATTTTGCTGTGCTGTCGCTGCAGCACCTGCTGCGTCATACCAAGTATCTACGGTATTGCGATTAATTCCAAGTTGTGTGCCTTGGCCTTCTTTAGTTAAACCAGTTCCTGCTCCAATTGCATCTTGTGCTCTTGTATCTGTAAAATAAAGACGTCCAGGCTGTTGGCCTTCTTCAATATCATCAGTAGTTAGTGCATCAATTGCAGTTGTAATATCTCCAGTTCTTGCAAGATCTGAAGAACCATTGATTGTAAGATTTCCTGATCCGTCTACTGCAAAATCGGATGATACGGATTTAACAAGTGTTTCTCCGCCAATGAGGTCAAGAATATATTGATCTCCACCTGTTTCTGTAAGTATATTTTGACCATTAATTGTTCCACTTGTGCCTTCAACTACCAGGCCATGTTTAATTCTAAAGTTTTTATCTACTGTTGCCATTTTTTTCCCTCTACTCCTTAAGCTTTTAAGGCCGTTCTATAATATCTAGCGGTTATAGATCCACTTATTGGTGTTACCTTTAAACTAATTATACCTGAATTTTCTTCTAATTCTAGAGTATAAAGATTTGTGTTTGTATTTGAAGACACTTCGTATCTATTAACATTTATATTTGTTCCATCATTAACTATATCTATTTGTTCAGAAACAATTAAATTGTTTTTTTTGATTTGTAGTGTATATCTTACTGTTGAATATAAAGATTTAGCAAAGCTATCTACTGTTGTTTTGTTTTCTATTCCAGTTATTGTTAAATCATTATTTCCTTCAAGTCCTAGCAAAAGTTCTGCTACTGAGGTGCTATTTTCTATATCAGTTAAGGTTGTTTCTATTGATGCAATCTTATATTGAATAGAATTTGAATCATTAGAACCATCCGATCCAATTTTTGTCTGTATTGCTTCAACCGCATCATTAAGATTTATATGCTGTTGAGAGTGGGAAGGATTAGATAATGGATCCGTTGCATTAGGATTTACTAATGCATCTAATGAGTTTGGAAAGTTTGTTGCCATTGTTTACCTCTAATTTATGACTTATGATAATTATATCATCTCTAATTTATAAGAGATTAAAATATTAAGCTGTTCCGCCATCTAACAATGATAGTTCTAAGAAACTAGGATCTTCAACAACATCTAAAGGTTGACCTCCATCAAATCCTGTTATCTTAGGAAGAGTTTCTAAAACGCTTGCTTGAGTATTTATTTCTTTAAATGTTATTGGGTTTTCAATATCAATTGTATGAACATCTCCATCGTATGTATGAGTATGCATATAGAATGGTGCTGGATCATCATTTTTAGCAAGTGTGACCCATGTTATTCCATTGTGAATTTTTAAGGCTTTTTCTGTTGTATTAAAAAACACATCACCAACCGACCCAGTTGGGTCGGTGGCAAGTGTTGTCAAATTAAGTAAAGACTTAAATTTTCTTGACATTATATTATCCTATTACTACTACTTCGTATTCGTTAACGCTTGGAGCGGAAGCAAATTTAATTACTACCTTATTGCTAGTTGTGCGTTCTACATCTGTTTCAACTTGAGCATATGGTGATGCAGTTTCAAATACCTGCACATTAACATGTTTTGTGTCAAAATTATGAACCACATCAAATGCTAGACCTGCGTTGTCTCCAATTGTAGTTGTATATTTGCGAACACCATACCCTGAAGCAAATTCAAGTGTTCCTGATGCTGTAGTTAATCCAGTTCCAGCATTGACTTCTATGCTTCCAGAGTCATCAAATTGAATACCGTCGCCTATCTTGGCATAAAGTCCATCTCCATCAATTTCAAGGCCTCTTGTATTATCTACAATTACATTGATTTCTCTTCCATCAATTTGAATTGAATCAGAACCAATATATGTTCCTTGTCCTGAAAACTGAGTCCATGTCTGACCAACAAAGTTTGTTAGATAGTGACTATTTTGAACCCATGATGTTGCAGCATATTGATCGCCTTCCATTACAAAGACTGCTGCTCCCTTTAATTCTGCAAATGTGTCTGCATCTTCTGATCTTAGAGCTGTCCAGTTTTCTTGAGCTACTGCATTAACAACCCAGATACCATCTTTAGTGCTATTGGTTCCAGTTACAAGTATTCTATAACCAGCGTCATTATTGTCAATTGTGTGTCCATCAATAATTAGAAGACCATCAACAAGTCCAGATGTAAGAACAGGTGTTTCTTCGGAGCCTGATACAAATAATCCCATTGCGGTTGCTGCGGCGGAATCAATATGAACATTTACAGCTGCTTTCCAGTCTAAGCCTGAAGCAAGTGACTGAACATCTGAAATTCTAGCAATCTCATTACCTTCAGTTGCTGATGAGCCATAAAATGCCTTTGATCCAGAAACTGGAATAATTTCAATATTCTTAGTATTTCCATTAATTTGAATTGAAGAATCACCACTTGCATCAAGCAGTGTTAATGATCCATCTCCATTTATATTTTCGCCATAAATATTGCTTGCAGATAAATTACCCAATACATGTGTTGTAGAGGTAATTTTTACTACACCATCTGCATCTAAATTAATATCTCCATTGTCTGAGTAAAGATTTAAATCAGCTGTGTATGCTCTAATTTCAAAGTTTTCATTAGAGTCATTTACCTTGATTCCACCGTCTTCTCCATTTGTTGATGGATTTGTAAAGTAAAGTTCATCATTTACTGTCTTATTAGTAATTGACTGTGAATTACCTGCTGTGGTAATTTCATTTTGTGGATTTGACCCTGTTGCATCATTTCCCCAGTGAACATATGCTCTACCAGTTCCTCCATTATCATTACCTGGGTAAAGAATAATGTCTCCATCATTTGAACGAAGCGCTAAATCATCAGAAGCAACAATTCTAGCTGTTCCAGTTCCTGATTCATAAATATTTAAAAGTGCATTACCAGAACCATCTTGAATTTCAAGTTCTGTGTTTATTGTAGTTTTGCCATCGGCTGAATCTACTTGTAACGCATTTGATCCATCTGCTTTTTTAACACGCAAAAGTCCATTGCTATATGTTTCAGTTTCTGAATTTGCTCCAACTTCAAGAGTGCTTGCAATATATACGGTATCTGGTAAGCCTACTGTTACATTTCCAGATCCGTCTGTGGAAACTTCAACTTCTCCATTTGTTCCAGAGACAGATTGAACAACTGCATCTGAATTTAAATCTCCAATTGTTGCAATTCGGTTATTTGTTGAAACTGATCCAATATAAGAATTACCATCTGCATTAAGAACAATATCGCCATCAGCTGTTGTAAGATTGATATTATTATCAGCATTAATGCTAATTGTATTATTGCCATCAATTACAAGTTCGCCCATTCCAGCTGCAATATATCCAGCAGCTGTTCCATCATTAAAATGAAGATTGTCTGAGATTGTCTTGTTAGAAAGTGTTTGTGTGTCTGAAGTCCCAACAATATTGCCAGTTACTCCATGAACTCCACTTGAAACATTATGAGATGTATTATATGCATCTATTGCATCTGCTACATCTGAAGCATTGACTGTAGCTTGAAGCCAAGAAGTTCCATTATCTAAATATATTGTGTTTGTTTGTGTGTCAATATACAGTGTTCCAGCTTTTGATGCTGCTGGTCTAGCTGCTGTGTTACCAAATTTTGTTGAACCTCCAGCAATCCATTGAGTTCCATCATAGAACTTGGTTACTTTATCAACTGTGTTATAGTAAATCTGACCTGCCACTGGTGAAGATGGGTCGGAGGACAGATTTTGTAATCTAGCGTTTAATAACTCATTTTTATTGAGATCTAAACTGACTAAAAATTTTCTTGCCATTTTTTATTCTCCTTTATGACAGGTAAGCTGTCCCTGAAAATGGTTGAGCCATTGTCAGCTTTATTGTGTTTGTATCTAAATAGTCTAGACCAGTTTCTACTGTTTCTCCAGAACTATCTTTGGTTGTTACGTTTGGAAAAAATCCAAGATTATGTGTTAGTATTACTGAATATATGCCTTGAGATGGTCCTACAACTTGAGCAATTTCCCATGAAGTTGAATATGCATAATCTGCACCTTGAGTAGCCAATTGAATTATATTTGCATCGTTCCATGAAACATCAGAAAGTTTTGGTCCATAAAATTGATGAGTATCGTTGTTAACATAAAAATCTCCAGTTACTCCAAGATTATTACTAGGAGCACCAGTTCCATTTAATATTGTTTTACCTCTAGGACCTTGCGGACCTGAAGTGGATATAATTACTTTACGTTTTTCTTCTGTTACTATTACTTTTTCTGTCATATTGTAACCGATCTACTGAGAGTCATAAAACCTTCGAGGAGTTTTATTTTATTCCCATTAGAATCGACTACCATAATGTCGTAAGAAGACTTTGGATAGAATAACTTATTGGTTTGTGTAGGCGTGATTTTAATATCTAATGTTCCAGTTGGACCATTAATAATAATTCCTCCAAGTGGGGAAGTTAATGTAAAAGCTAACTTGCTGCCACCCTTAGTGTCACGAACCTGCATCTTTGCAGATGCCCCAGTAAGATCAATAGGCGTTACTTCATCATCAAGTGTGTATTGCACTTGAAATGAAAAAGTAGCATTTTGATCTACTTCAAAATTTTTAGTTACTGCCATTTGCAAAATCTCCTAAAATAGGAAAACTCCTATGCTCATTTTAGCATAGGAGCTATCCTAATTCGTTATTAAATTGTATTACTTGTTTGTAAACCCAAAACTCTTATCGTTAGGGTTTAATGCCTTCAAAATCACTGGGGCTATAGCTGCAACGCCTGCTGCCAACAAATCTTTTGGATTTGTATTTCCAGTCATGTAAAGGGCCATTGCGGCGGCAAGAAAAGCTCTGCCGTAAGTTCCTAATGCATTTAGAATCTGTTCTTGCACTGTTACTATCCCGTCTTTATTTAAATCAGCCTTATCAAATTTCTTTGTGGCCATATTTATCATCTCCTTTTGAGCTTTTGCTCAGGAATTGGTTTTACCCAATACTATTTTATCATAAGCCAATCTCTTTTGCCAATATTTGATAGATACCATTTTGATGTTTCCACAATAGAGTCGTCGAGATTATTTTTAGGCTGCCATCCAGTAGTTTTTTTTAGTAAACTAGAATTCATAAACTGTTTTTTAATTTCCATATTTTTTTCTTTAATTATTTTATGATTTACAATATCTCCCAGGGCCGCTTGAACTTTGTTAAAAATTTCTAAAGTGGTAAATCTTTCTCCTGAAGAAATATTAAATGCGTCTATTGATGAATCACGTTCTATATGCTCAAGAATGTCTTGGTAGGCAGAAACAACATCTAATACGTGAATATATTCTCTAATATCCTCTCCGCCATTTCTAATAATAAAAATTTCTTTACGGACATAAGCATTTATAATTCCAGTAATTAATCTTTCTTGATTAGTATCGTTAGTTCCATAAATATTACAACATCTTGTAATGCATACAGGCAAGGCGTAAGTTTTTTTATAAGAATTAGCAATTATTTCGGTAGCAGATTTAGAAGCATCGTATGGATATATCCCATTAATTTTATGATCTTCTAAATATTCTTCTCCCTCAAGTTCCCCGTAAGCTTTATCGCTTGAGGCAACAATAATTGATTTACATGCTCCATATTCTTTTAATGCTTCTAAAACATTCAATGTTCCAACTAAATTTGTATAAAAAGTATTATATGGATATTTAAGTGAATCATAAGCTTGGGTTTGTGCTGCAAGATGAACAAAGTATCTAGGTAATGATTTTTGAATTAAATAGTCTACGTCAGATTTATTATTTACATTACCGTAAACCCTATTAACTCGCCTATCTAGTATGCTAGCAGAAGATTCATCTTTGACTAAAGCGTAAACTTCCCAGCCATCTGATAAATATTTATTTGCTAAATGAGATCCTACTAAACCAGTAGCTCCTGTTATTGCAATTTTCATTAAACAGATATATCTACTAGTTCACAGTTACCGTCTGAACTGCATGCCAATGTTGCATTGGTTGAAGTGCCATCTTCTGTTTCATAAAAAGAAAGGTCTGACCATCGAATTTCTTTTGGCATTTTAGAAACCAAATCTAAGTATTCTTCTTTAGAAACTTCTTGATACGGAGCCTGCTTATATGTGTGGTCTGAATGTGGCAGAAATGAAATTCCAGAAACCTCATCAAAATGCTCATATACCCATGCTCCTACTGCCATCCATTCATCTTCTTTTACGGAAACCGTAATTGATGGTTTATGTTCGCACCATGCACGTTGATATACTAACCAAGTGTTTAGGTGATCTAGTGCTGTTAAATCATTTCTAACAATTGCACCTTGTGGAGCTTTTACTGGAAATGAAAATACATATGTTTCATTTGGCTTCATAACATCATCTTCTACTGGGATCCCAACTTCTTTTAAAAATGTAGAGATTGGATCTCCTTTAGAGCCACGAACTGTTCTAATATAATATTCAGAATGCCATGGATGCATTCCTGAAGACACCCCGACCAATTGAGATACTGTTCCTGAAGGCTTTACGCATGTAATAGCTGCAGACTCTGGAATCCCAATTTTGCCAGCCTCTTCTTTGTTCATTTCTCTAGCATATTCACGCAATCTATTTAAAGTATCTTCTAGTTTTTTAATATCTTGTTTTCCAGAAAAAAACTTGTGTCCAAATTGACCAGTTAAAGAAACTCCTAGAAGTCTTTCCTCTTCTGTGTTGTCTTTCCAGATTTTGCGTAAATACTTAAAGTCTGTGAGCGTTGATTGCCAAGTCCCAAGAATTGTTGCAAGTCGGACTTTATTTGCAACATCTTCAACTGTATCTTTGTCTCGTAATACCACCTCTGAAAGATTACAAAACTGATAAGGTCTGAGGATAATTTCTGAACAAGGGTTCGTTCCATAATGAATTTCTGGGTCTCTGCGTCCATATTTTGCTGCTTGCGCTTGAGCTGCTGCGACATTGTAGATTCCACGTTCTCCTGATTTAGAGTCATAAAGGTTTTTCCATTCTGCTATAAATTGCTCCATTTGTGGCTTGCGAGAATACGCAACAGAGTTATTTGATAAAGCACGTTGTGCATTTTGCTCCCACCAATTTCCAGATTTTGCTGCAGCCATTTCTATATCATTAATATTTGAAAGAGAAATCATGGCTGAACGACGAACTCCGCCAACTACAACTACTTCGCCAATCTTACACATAATATCGTGAGCTTCAATTGGCTTTAATTGACGACCTGCTGCTGATTTAAATTTAGCAATTGTAAAATCAAAAAGATTAATTAATGGTTGTGGGCCAGATGATCTTCCACCCATTGTTTTAAGTCTTGCGCCTGCGGGACGAACTTTTGAAACATCAATTGCTGGAATATGTCCTGTCCAAAGAAGTGCTAGCAATTCACGATATGCCTTTGCCCAACCCTGCTTTGAGTCTTCTACAACAATTACTGTATCTGACTTTTCAAAAGAATCTGGAATAGAAGGAAGTTTATTAACATACTTATACTCAACAGAAAATCCTACTCCAGTTCCACACATAAGAATATACATTGTTTCATCAAATGATCTTGGGTTGTCTACTGGAACAAATGAGCAGTTATATCCAGCAACATGATCTCTATCCAATGCGGCACCTGCAGTCATTACGGATCTCATTGATGGCATAACGCTTCTATCAAGGACTGCTTGTTTTAATTCTGCAACAAGTTTCGAGTCTGGTTCATATCCGTGCTCTTTAAATAAATGATCAAGCATAAATGCAAAATAACGGTCTACAGTTTCACCCCATGTTTCACGACGATTTTCTTCAGGAATCCATCTTGCATATCTTGATAATGCAATAAAGTTTTCATATGGATTTTCAATTGTTTTTGACATATATACCTTTTCTCCGCCTTTTCTAAAAAATGATTGAAGTCTTAGTGTATCAAACTTTTTATTAAAGGGGAAGTCTTTAAGAAAATTTTTTAAAAATATGATTAAAAGAATTTTTAGTCAACTTTAACCAATTATAATCTTTATGTATTTTAGTTGACTGAGCAAAATAATATCCTGAATATGCATTAAAGTTTGAAGCAACGTCTCTCATAAGTTCAAGTAAATGTTTATACTCTGGTTCAAATACCTTACCTTGATGTGGAAATGGCCAAGGTGAGTCCATCATTTGAGATTTAATTTTTAATGGCCCTAAATAATTTTCATAATGAGCCCAACCACTTGTGCATATTGTTGGCATTCCTGTTGCAAGCGCCTGGAGTGGAATAAAGCCAAAACCTTCTCCATAACTTGGATAAATTAAAACATCATGATCATGATATAACTTAACAAGTTCTTCATCATTTAGTATATTTTTTATTATATATATATTATTATATTTTTCATCTGGTAAACCAATTATATTTCTATCTATATAATTATTAAAAATTCTAGTGGTATTAACTGTATCTGCTTTTATAGTTAAAGAAAAACCCTCTTTGTTTCCAAATAATGCAGCAAAAGCATCTACGGTCATTTGTCCAGCTTTTCTTGGTGCTGGTTCTCCAATATGCAAAAATTTAATTATTCCATCATCTACACGACGTTTAGGAGTCCACATAGGATCAATACCATGTGGATAAATTTTCACATCTTTATAGCCATTATCTTGAAATACATTTGCACACCAATCAGATGTTGTCCAAATTTCATCACAAGCACTCATATAATATTTCCAAGCATCTGGAATTTCTGTTGATTCCCAGGGAGTATAACTAATTTGATATTGATTTCTATGTAATTTAAAATGTGTTGGTTGTGAAAAATTTAATTGAACTAAAGATTTAGAATCTTGAAATGGCACAAAATGTCCAAGATCATTTAAAGATTTAACTATGTTTTTTGCTGCATAACCATAACCATTATGTGTTCTTATGTTTACAATAGGCGTAGAAAACGATATATTCATAAAATCTTTCTAGTCAACTAGCTTGACACCTACTGTCAAGTAATGTTATTATTATAGTTCGTTATCTCTAAAGGAGGAATGCCAATGGAGAGAGTAAAACAAAAGCTTAGTGATGTTGTGCATCATTGGACTGCAATAGCAATAATAACATTATTTCTATTTTCCGTCCAACCTGGTCCATCAATATCAGAAGCTTTAACAGTAAAACCAGCAAAAACTGAAAAACAACTTAAAAGAGAAATAGTAGATAAGTTTAGTAATGATACTTATTCTAATTCAGAAATGCTTACAGATGATGAATTGAAAGATTTATTATGGGCTGTAGGGTTTGAAGGAAATGCCCTTAAAACGGCATGGGCTATTGCTAAGCGGGAGTCTAACGGACGCCCAATGGCTTACAATGGTAATAAGAAGACTGGAGACAGTTCTTACGGAATTTTTCAAATAAATATGATTGGCAATTTAGCCAACATACGACAAGAAAAATTTAACCTAACGTCAAATAAGGAATTATTTGATCCAGTAACAAACGCTGAGATAACGTATTATATGACCGATGGCGGAATTGATTGGTCAGCCTGGAAGGGACTTACCCCAAAGGCTAAGGAATGGCTATTGCAATTCCCAAAAGCATAGGAGTTATATTTGAAAAGGATACAAACAGTATCTAAATATATAGCTTTATCAGAAGAAGGTCTTGTGTCTAAATTGGAATGCCCAATGGACCAAGGTCTTCTTCTATCTAATTTAGATTTGGAAGATAATATATTTTTATATTGTCTTTCCTGCTCTTATAAAAAATTTGTAGGAGAAAAACTATACACTGATATAGAAAAGGCGGTAAAAACAATTGGCTGAAGAAGAAATGCAAAACCTAGAAGATAACCTTCCAATGGTAAATTACATTATGTTACATAGAATTTATGATGTTTTAACTTTAATGGCTAAGTCTCAACTTGGATCTGAAGAAATTGAAAAAATGATAAAATATCATGAAGAGGGTTTTTTACTTGGACCTAACCCAGCCTATAACCCAGGAGAAGATGAGAAATAATATGACAAAAGAAGAAGTTGTAGATTTAATGTTAGCATCTTTTGAAGATGATAACATGGCATTGTGTTTTCAAGCTGGCATGGAGGAGTCTGAAGCTAATGAAAAAATGGCACAGTCTCGTCCAACAATGAAATACTTTTTTGGAAACATGTATGACATCTTAGCAGAAAAAAATATAATTAACTCATAAGTCATTGACTTTGAATTTAATATATTTTATACTAGATTTGTGTAGTTGAGCTAAGCTCCTACACATTCCATGCAAATGGACAGAACCCAATTGGATCCGCCTCCGATTGGGTTTTCTGTTTAACAATGGTATAATTAATATATGAGTCCACATCATTTTGCTAAACAAATGAATAGTCCATATTTTCAAACTGATCATTATAAAAATGAAAGTGCGGAGATGGTAACACAACGTGCATTTGAGGCTAAGTTTGCAAAATTATTATTCTGGAAAAAGAAAAAAATTGAAAACAAGCCCAATAATAATTGAAAATTTTATCTCAAAAGACTCTTGCAATTTTATTATTAAAAACTTTGAAGATACGCTAAAAGAAACTCAAAATTTTGGCATATACGGCGGGCCAAATCAGGGAGTAGAAACAGCATGGCATATAGCCAACAAAAATCCAATATATTCTTATACTAAAAATGTTGAAAAAAATATTGCATCAGATTTATTAAGCTCTATTTGCAATTCTATATCTAGAACAATGTCTGAACATTATAATATTCAACTTGATCCAAGATCTATTTTTTATAGCAAAATGGCTACTGGAGCTAAACTCAATGAACATTATGACAACTATGAGCCAGACGGAACAGAGTTTATTCCGTCAAATCATAACAACGAAATAATAAATAAGCTAGGATTTGAATCAGACTATTCAGGATTATTGTATTTAAACAATGAATATACTGGTGGAGAAATTGTTTTCCCAAATCACGGTCTGTCTTTAAAGCCTAAAACTGGCACATTAATATTCTTTGCTGGATCCATGGATTTTCCACATTCAGTCAATGAAGTTTTGAGCGGAAATAGATATAACCTAGTTTCATTTTTTTGGCCTACAGAATATAGAAAAAAATACTTTAATCTATACAATAATCTTTAAAAATTAATAATTTTTTCCTTCTAGATGTTTGTTCAAAGACCCTCTATCATTTTCAAACCAATCTCTTTCGTATCCAAACATAGCTAGCATATACCTTTGGCCATCTTTTATTGATTTTACTCCATGAGTATACTCTTTTGAAGATGGATGAAAAACAATACTATTTTTAATTGGTTTCCATAATATATCTTTTTCTTTATAATGAATTTCTCCGCCTTTATAATCGTCATTTATATAAAATACTAATCCGCTAAGGGTATGTGGCTGAGAATCATCATGATGATAGTTCATTGCCATATCTAAATTATCATTAGGAACAAACCTAGATAAGTTATTATTAAAACTTATTACCATATCTTTAGTATCAATTTCTTTTTCTACAATATCCTTTAATTTGTCTAAAACTTCTTTAGATTCACGACTACATGCTTTTACGTTATTTTTCCAGTGGTCATAACCAACATTTAATTCTTCCCAGGAATCTTTATCTCTACAGTCCTGATCTAATATTGCTAAATCTTCTGAGGACAATATATTTTCTATGTAATAAATGTTTTCGTCTAGATATATTTTTTCCATATATGTCATTATAGCATTTTGAAATTAGACTATCTAGTGCGATTGCGAAAAAAGTGAAAAATTTCAGTGCGGCGAAAAGAGAGAACCCCTTTTAATCAGCCCTACAGGGCTATCTAAGAGAGTTTTAGCCATATCTTGACCCTACGGGTCCAAAACCCTTAAAACGGGCGGAAAATCAATTTTAGAGAGTTATTACCACTAATACATAATATGCAGCTAATATAATACAAATAGATGCAATAATTCTATTTAACATAATCACTCCTTAAACAAGATATATGCAATATATGTATATGCAAAGATATTTTGCATTCCCGTTTTTTATATAGCTATATAAAAACAAACACCTAAAACAGCTACAAGAATACTTAATAGCGTTATCCAATTTTTTAGTGTCATTTTATTCATTATTACCTCCTTGTAATATTTGCTGGTCATCTTGGACTCGAACCAAGAACCCCCGCATTAACAGTGCAGTGCTCTGCCTATTGAGCTAATGACCAATATTCTAGCATATATAAAATATAATCTTAGTTGACTAAGATATTATACTATATTTAAATGCGTCTTTAATAGGATTCGAACCTATGACCTAATGCTTAGAAGGCATTCGCTCTATCCGACTGAGCTATAAAGACTTATGTTCTTTCATATGTCTAGATAAGGTCATATGAGCAAAATCAGATCTCACTTCTAATTCCCGCCCACATACATCACAAACAACTATTCTACTAGATGCCATTGTATTATTATATATTTAATATTAATCCTAGTCAACTGCTTTTTTATAATATAGTAAATGTTAATATAATTATATTTTTTTGTATTTATCTTTTAAAGTATATCTGGAGATTTAGATTTTTAGGAAAGCCCCCCTACCCCCCAAATTTAAACTTTTTGGAAAGATAGAGAGAGCAGTTACATCTGGCACATTTGAGTTCCTAGTGTAAGCCCCCACAAACCGAACCTAAGTATAACATTTAAAATTTTCTTATGTCAATAGGTTAAAATAAAGCTAATTGATTAGAAGGTTTAGTTAAATCTATAACTCTTTGCCTACCAACTTTTGTAGTGTAATGTATGCGTTTATTTACATATAAATCCATAATTTCACATGAGGTTGCAGACCAATATTCTACTAATGGGAATTTTGTAATGTCTGCCAATATATATCCTTTTATTTCTCTAAGCTTATTTAAAAATCCTTCTTCATCAAAATATCTGCCTGCGCCAATCATGCTGCTTGGGCAAAAATATGTGCCCTGATCTGTAACACAGCGAACTTCCCATTTGTCTTTATTTTTATCAAAAATATCAAAAGAAGATCCTTCTGATTTAGGCATACTTCCACCAAGGACTTCTTTACAGATTCTTCGCTCTAATATAAAAGACATTCTTCTGCCGTCCTTAAAATAATCTATGACTTCATCTTTTGAAAGATGCATAGCTTCAGAAAGTTTTTGAACATCCCAATTTAAGAATCCGCCAATTTGCATATACTAACAATACTAAATATTAGAGCATACGTCAATCTTAGTTAACTACTCTTTCACATTTTAAAAAATGTTAATAGAATTTTAATTTGGATGATACACACCCTAATAAATGTCCGATTTGTCCGATAGTGCGACCATAGATAGGCTAAATGTGGTGTATCTCACACGATTATTGTAAGATTTATTTCGACACGCCGAGAGATAGGGGTCTAAATGTCAGTCCCCCATGCTAGGATTATAGTATAAAGAAAATGAGAAACTCTCATTAAAGAAAGGCGGTAATCTAATGAACGATTATCTAAATTATCAAGACGAGGTCTATAACGACCTAGTAGCCGAATTCGGCGAGGAGATTACTCTCTCCTATCATGAGGCTAATATAGCCGAGATGTGAGGCAACTCACACACGACACTAGCCCTATATGGGGCTAAATGTCGGTAAGCCATGATAGGCTTACGCCATAACAATTAAATAAGAATTAAGGGTATGAGCCTTAGCAAATAATCCGAAAGGTGAGCCTAAGCAAATAAGACCCTAACAACAACTAACGAAAGAAGGAAAAATGAACCTAGACGAATATACCGCCCATGTAGAGGCGACACGCAAGGCGAGCCTAGCGCAAGCCATAGCCCTAATGTCAGAGGCTAATGCTAAGATGTCCGAAATGTTTAACCTAAATGAGGAGAATAACTAATGATGACTAAATGGGATACTATTCAAGCAGATGTAGCAGACGCCTACTCTTACTTAGAAGAAGAAGAAAAATACGAGCAGATTAGAGCCGAAGAGTTAGAATTATTCGGACATGAGATTATTAGCCTTGATGAATTAAAAGATGAAGAATTAACACTAGATTGGAACGAATAAAAATGACTATAACTTACTCACTATGGCAAGGCGCTAATTTACTTAGCGTAGACAATAAGGCTAACTCTGCCGACGAATTACTAAAAGTAATGGAAGAGTTAAACAAATTAGGTAAAGGGTTTACCTACAATGTTAGAGGGGTAGAGGTTAAATAATGACACTAGAAATAAATGACTATGGTTTCTGCGTAGATAGCGATTGGTTTTATATTGCGTTAGATTGGAAAGTAATTATCT